GACTGGATACACTATCTGGGAACCAGTAAACTTGAATGGGCTATGTTGTTTACCGACGTACAACGTGCAGTGAGAAAGTACCATAACCCCAGTTTGACTGTGAGTTTTGACTGTGCTAGTCCTTTCCTGGCCACAGCCAACGGACAAGTGTATTGGAAAAATAATCTGGAAGACCGTGCCAAATGGTCCTACAAGATGAAAAAATGCGTGGACGATAAAAAGTATGCCAACGACAGTCGTTACTTCCGTGACGCAGTCGTACAAGATGGCATATTTGAAGAATTTATCCCCAGTCCCATAATCGATCGTACCAAAATTTCTGATATTTGCTGGTACGGCCCTGGCGACCTAAATAAAATCGGCAAAGAAGGCAAGACTTCCTGGGATAGCTTTGCCTATGCTATCTTGATGGGCCACAATGTCTATGCACACCTTAAAGCAGTACAGGATGGCAACGAACGCTACGATGCTGGTGTAATTCCTGAAATGTTGGTGCGCGAAGTCACAGTGCGTGAAACATTCAGACAGGTCACTGATGATATTTTCAGTGCACCCACACACGCTGATGCAATGCGCCGTATCGATGAATTTGACAAGTGGTATACTTGTATTGTAGGATCAAGTGCCAATGGATTCCTGGGTAAAAGAGCTGTAAATGCCCATACTAAATTGGAGGAACATTTCGAAATGGAGGGCAGCGGGCCAGAAATCGAAGCTGCTGAACGTAAAAAAACCGAAGTTGTATTAAACCCTGATCTTTTTGAGGAGTAATATGTACAAGGAAAAAATTCGCCATCTGGAGGAAATGCATCGAGTGCTTAACAAACAAATCGACGATATGGAAAGAAATCATCCCCACGTTGAAAAAGAAAAATTGGCCGAGATGAAAAAGCGTAAACTTTCTATTAGGGACGAAGTATCTCGTCTAAATAGATTGCAATGGGAGTACGACCATAATACTGTACAAGGTGAAGATTATTAATTATAATATCACTACAAACAACAATCTTAAATTTTAATTATTATGAATCAAGAACAACGCGAAACTGTAGATAGGGTGATGGAAAATGCATCTAGACAAATTTGGGTTACCTTTCAGAAAGAAGGCGTTCATTTGTATCCAGCGGCTGGCACAGATCCTAAATTACAGGATGTTAGTTTTCTCAGCCATCCTCATCGTCACATTTTCCACTTCAGGGTGTACATTGATGTGTTCCATAATGACCGGGACATTGAATTCATCCAATTCAAAAGATGGTTACAAGGGCTGTATGATAATGCAGTTCTAGAACTGAATTTTAAATCCTGCGAGATGATTGCCGACGATCTTTACCTCAAGATATCTGAAAAGTATCCCAATAGGAATGTCACAATCGAAGTCAGTGAAGATAACGAAAATGGTTGTTCAATCAACTACGCCCTACACAAGCCAGCAATGTCAATTAAAGTTTAAGGAGAACAAAATGGTAGCTGCATATATTAAAAAACATTTTAAAATGAAACCCGAAGTTTCCAAGATCTTTGATGATCTTGAAGCTTATAAAGATTACTGCCGTAATTATATGTTAAAATTTGACGAGAAGGATTTGTATAAATCCGAGCAGTATCGCAAATTTGAAAAACAACGTAATTGGCTGTTACGTCAACAAGCCAAGGAAAATTCTCAATGATTAATGTTGTTCAAAACTTTATCAAGTCCAACATTCCAGCGATGGAAATGTTGGGCGTGATAATGCGTATCATCAGCTTTACCCTGGTATCCTGGTTAGGCCCAGCAAGTCCCTTTATGTTTGTCTGGGTCTTTAACACTCTGGATGCTATACTATTAACCTATTGCGCGGTCCTCAAACAAGACCGTGCCTACACTTTACTTAACGGATTCTGGATTCTGGTGGGTACCATTGGAATAGCCAGGGCAGGAGGACTATTATGAGCGAAGCAATGCGTGAAAAAGACAGTGCAGACTACGACCTAGAACGTTTTATTGAAATGTTTGACACGGCGATGACTAGCAACGACCCACGAGTGCAGAATGCACTGCGTCAACTTATGATGATGGTAATTTTGACTGACAATAGTCACGAAAACAGAGAGAGAAAACTGGGCGGGCGGCAGGGGCCACTGCGCAGAATCACAGAAGAACTCAATATGGTGCAGCGTCGTATGCACGACTTGGCTAATGAACTCAGCACATTGAGATTGGCAGCAGTCAACTCTCAGGCCAGGTCAGCACTAGATCCCTACGTGGATAGAGGACACCGGTACGAAAGAGAAGGGATGGAAGTCGCTAAAAGGCCTTACCCCAGTACACCAGAAGTGTCTATGGGTCAAGTAGCTGTGAACATTCACGGAGAACACGCAGTGCCCGAGAGTGGTAAAAAACTTGCATCACTTATACAGAGGATGTCGGGCCACAAGTAATGAAAACTATCTATATAGTTCCCATTGAACCCATAGATGCTAGATATACCAAACAATGGTATGAAAACATACCAGCGATTCTAGAATCTGAAATCACTAAACGTAATCTAGATGTAAAGGTGGTCACTGTTGATGGTGTTAGTATTCCACCCAACACCACCACTGGTGCGTTTTTAGATTTTGGTGCTACCAATGTCTACAAAGCCAGCCAGGCTGAGCGTATCAGTCGTATGTTCAGTGAGGGCAAGATTCAGCCTGGTGACAAGTTTTTAGTAACTGACGCCTGGAACTTTGTGATCACTCCCATCAAGTATATGAGTGACTTGTTGGATATACCCGTGGAGATACACGGCATCTGGCACGCCGGCGCCTATGACCCCAGTGACATCCTGGGCTACAAAATGAATAAGCCCTGGCCCTGGCATACTGAACGTGGGTGGTATCATAGTTGTGATTATAACTACTATGCAACCAATTTTCACAAGGATATGTTCTTGCGTAACTTGAACATCGAAGAGGACGCATACTTCAAGGCGGTGCGATCAGGTCAACCACACGACCCAATTATTGATCAATGTGGACAATATTGGAATGTTGCTAAAACTAACACGATGATCTGGCCGCATAGATACAACGCCGACAAACAACCAGAGATAGTAGAGGATCTGTCTTCATTGATCGCTGGCGACACAATTATCACGCAGAAATTAAACTTATCCAAGGATGAGTACTACAAAACTCTTGGCGGTTGTTCAGTGATGTTTAGTTGTAGCCTACACGAGAATCTTGGTATCAGTATGATGGAGGGTGTACTAGCTGGAGTTATCCCCATTGTGCCAGATCGTTGCTCGTACAAGGAAATGTATCTAGATGAATTCAAATATCCCTCGGAATGGACTGAAAGTGTTGATGCGTATAAACAACACCGCGATGATCTGGTAGAATTTGTAAACCGAAGAATCAATAATAGAGATCAGTTTATAGGTGCATTACAGCGCCAAAAAAATATTTTGGTACAAAACTACCTAAATGCCACGGTGATGATTGACAAGTTGCTGTTAAACATTTAAAATGACAAAATCAAGGAGAGTAAAATGAAAGTATCTAACAAACTAAGCAAAGTAAGCGACAGTTACACTGTCAATATGTATGACAATGGGTTTATGGTGGAAATAAGCGGTCGCAACGAAGAAAATGACTGGGCTACAGCCAAAATTCTATGTGGCGATTTGAACGATGTTCTAGAGCTGGTCAAAGAAATCGCCGATATGCCACGTGACAATTAATTTTAGGAAAACGATGAAACAACCTATCAGTGAAGAAATTAGAAAGCGTGTGGAAGCTGCTGGTGTGCGTTACCACAGCAACGACAACATTTCTGAATTTATTAAAGAAGGTGAACTAGAAGCACTGCAACAAGAGGTCGCCTACAAGATGGAAGATGTCCTGCAGAGTTTGGTCATTGATACTACACACGATCATAACACGCAGGACACAGCCAATCGCGTGGCCAAGATGTTTATTCAGGAAACGTTCAGTGGTCGCTATCGTCCAGTGCCCAAGGTTACTGCCTTTCCCAATATGGGATATAAGAGTCTGTACACCACTGGACCAATTACTATTCGCAGCACTTGTGCACATCACTTTCAGAATATCGTGGGTAAATGCTGGGTGGGTATTGTTCCTGAAGACGAAGTCATTGGCCTGAGCAAGTTTAACCGCATAGTTCATCATATCTGCGAGCGTCCACAAATTCAGGAAGAAATGACCACGCAAATTGCAGAAGCATTAAAGAAGTATGCCAAGACTGAAAACATTGCAGTAGTGGTTAAAGCCGAGCATCACTGTATGACACATCGTGGTGTTCGTGAACACGAAAGTGATATGACCACTGCAATTATGCTGGGTAGATTCCTGGAAGATCCGGCTCTTAAGAAAGAGTTCTACGACATCTGTATGAGTATGAAGGGACATAACTAATGGCTATCTGGAGGGTTTCTACCTATTACAAAAAATCCTGTGAGGAGCACGAGTATTATTACAAGGACGGGCAAACAATTGTCCGTAAAACAGGATTTCGATGGGGAAGTTTTTTTGTAGAAACAGATGATGACAACCCGCCAAAGTTTGAATTTGACTATGTTCCCGGTGGTGATGGCAGACTGGATAGTATTAATATGTATGACTGTTGTGTTAATAACATTGTGGGTTCCGAACTAGAACATATGAGTGACGGCTGCTGGGAAGACATAGAGTTTCCAGAAGAAATGGATGACGAGGAACAGGAAAGATTAACTGAACTGTTTGATGAATCCAGTATTTACGAAGTTCTTGAAGAAAGTGAAGGCTGGAGTCAAAACGACACTGAAGCCTGGGTCTGGGGTCCTATACTCATCGAGGATGAAGCAGGTAACCGAGTCAGAATTATCTGCGCTGACAGTCAAGGTAATGTGATTGATTTTAAAGAAGACGAAGAAGACGATGAAGATGAGGAAGTTACCTTTGAAGAACTTGCTAAAATTAATCCAGAGACAGAAGAAGATGTAATTAAATCTATGCCTGTATGGCCATTTCCTGACATCAAGGACAAATAATGAACCACAAAGAACTTGTTGACAATATTATTTTTCGAGCAAAAAACATTCAGGAATTTACTGTGATCACCGCAGTACCTCAAGGCTTTATGTTCAATGGCCCAGTGCCTTTTGATATACGAATTGCCGGAGGCTATATCGAGGCAGATATTCTAGCAATGGATTTTGACGAAGCCACCAAGATGTTCCACAATTGGCTGGAAGGATTAAAAGAAAATGATTAAGTTAAAACGCTGGATCCGCAATTGGTTAACCAGTGACGATATTCAATTAGGTCATATTGCAGAAAAAGAACCAAGAAACTATCCCAGAGCAGTGGACACTGTGGATTCTGGAGACAACCTTAAGTTTACTGTGACATCAGCCACGGGTGGCATAATTATCACTAGTAACTATTTTGACAAGCACCGCGGTGAAAATAAACATAACATTTATCTAATACACGATGACGACGAAGTAGCCGAAAATATTACTAAAATAATAACACTAGAGTTGCTAAAAAAGCAATAATATTATCACTTGACCTTAAAGTAATATACTGTTATTATACGGTATATTACTTTCTTCTTGAGGGAACTATGAAAACTAAACAAACAAATTTAAGTATAATCTCGTTTTTGATTATGGCGCTGTTTTCCACTACTGCTTGCACTCAAACTCTTGGCGGCTTTACTAGATCCCCATTAAATGCGTCAATCACCAAATCTTCTGCAAGTTCCCCAGTAAACACTGCTCCCATAACGTCATTTACTCTAGCAAATTCTTTTAGTCCAGTAGATTCTACTAATAGATCATACGTTGTGCACGATTTATTCGCACGTGATTTAAACAAAGACAGAGTAGATGAGATTATATATGCAGGGCGTGTTTCTAATTATTCCGGGGCGATCTATGAAGAAGTAAATCTTAATATTTTTGGTTGGAACGTAAACAAGTCAAAATTAACCAATGAAACCACTCGTTGGTTCTCTCCCGGTGAAAATAAAATCAAAGGTACAGAACCCACTGTTTTATTTGGTAATTTTACTGGTGGTGGTACTGACATTTTCCTAGCACAAAGCACAGACAGACCTGACGAGAACACAATGGGTCCGGCAGTTATTTTCAAGAACACTGGCAAAAACAAATTAACTAGAATAGAACTGCCCGGAACTACTTCTTGGTCACACGGCTCAGCCACGTTCGACATTAATGGTGACGGAAAAATGGATATTATGGCTGTGAGCTATAATAACAATTCATTCACAGTGTTGGGTGGCGTCACCCCTAAAGTTTTCAGTGACGCTAACTCTAATTCCTCAGGGACTGACTCTCAGGGTCGTGCGGTTGCTGGAGTATTTGGTAGTGGCCTAACTATTGGCAAATTTCTCAATAACAATAAAGTCTACGCTATTGTGGCGGACAGTCCTTATATTGATGGTGTGCCAGGAAGCTGGGGGCGTGTGGCTATGATGGAAGTTTACGCTGGTTTTCATTATGAAAACGGTGTAAAAACTACCAAAGAGATTGCTGGTGTGATACCTTCTACTGCTAAACTATTACCATTACCTCACCTGGAGGCTGAGAAAGCTAGTAGTATGGGGATGACTGAATTAGATTACATACAACGTGGAGATAGTAACATCAGCCACGATACCCGTGTTATCACACTAAAAGTTAATAATGATAAATTCTCTGACATTGCAGTTATCAGTCGTCCAAATGCGCCTGATAATAACTGGGGTGCAGTTAAAGGTGATAGTTATGTAACATTTTACAAAAACAATGGTGATGGTACTTTTAGTCGTGTAGGTCTTTTCTTTAAAGAAAATGCTCGTTTTTATAATGTAGAAACACGTGACATTAATGGTGACGGTAGAGCAGACCTAATTCTCAGTGCACAACAAGGTAATACATCTATCCTTATAGCTAAACAACAAAAAAATGGTGATATAGTTTATGTCGAAGCAGGTTCTAATGTCATCAAGGCTTTTGAAGATAAAATTCGAGCCAATACAGGAGGTGGATGCACAGAAACAGATAACTGGTGTGTGGGTGCGACAAATATTGTCCGCGGCCCTGGTGGTAAAAACTACGTAGTTGGTATTCACAATGAGTACCCTATGACTGGGGGCCAAATTTCACATACTTACTACAGTATCATTGGCAACAAGGGAACACTGACACTCAATGGTGCAATACAAACTCTTATGTCGCAGTGGAATCTCACTGAAAAACAAGCTACAGAAATTTTGAAGTTAACTGGCACAAACTATGCTGATGGCACTGTTATTAATATTGATGCTGCGATGCAGCCTGTCAGGGGTCTATGGTTTCCAATGAATGGCAAGATGGTAGCACTGCAAGGTGGTGTTTCGGGCATTGCACCCAATGAAGCTATCAAGAATTTTACGGGTGTTGATTATTATAACCGTAATTTTAGTTTAGACATTGGGCAGAGATTAAGTTCTTCCGATTACTGGAGTCAACGATCCTATCAAGCCATCAATCACGGGCTTGCTAGTATGCAATTACAGAATACTGATATAATTACTATTGGTAATTTCAAATTTAATAGTACTAACGATCCAATGGAAGGTGCTAAATCTTGGGCGATGGGTGTAAGTGGTATCGCTATCAATGACAACACTGAAATGTCAATGAGTATTAGCAAGGTACCATTCAATCCTTGGTTCTCTATGTCAGGCACCTGGGGGCAGTTACAAAATTCTTCTATCATTGAAAGTAGTATATTACACACAACTGGCCCTTGGTCCTACCGTGGAGGTTTGATGCAAGTTACCAGTGAATATACACCTGGGTTGGTGACCGCAGTAAAACCAATCTATGCTGGCTGGGCTGATGTAGAGTATATGGTAAATGATAATTTAAAGGTTGCCACGGGTGTTCTTCCCTATGCATTTGCTGGCTCAGTGAGTATGACTTTACCCACTGGTATTGACAATCAAGGCCAATTCTCTTATACTAGTTCCAGTGCAAGTATCAAGGATACTATGCGCGGATATGCTCGGATTAACTACACTGGACTGGTTGAAAATCACAAAAATATATCATATAGTTTTACAGGCTTAATAACTGACCACGGTGTGCCAGCTGGTCGCGCAACGCTTAATTACAGCTTTAAATAATAAAATGAAAAAATTTATTTTAGATAACAACCAATTTAAATCGCTAGTGGCGGGTCTTGCAAGAGACATTACGCTGTCAGGCTGGCGACCAGATTATATTGTAGGGATCACAAGAGGCGGATTACTACCGGCTGTTATGCTTAGTCATTATTTTGATATACCTTGTGAAACCTTAAAGGTCAGTTTGCGTGATGGTGGTGAGCCCGAAAGTAATCTCTGGATGGCTGAAGATGCTTTTGGTTATGACCAGGGTAAGAGTGTTCCGCACCTCTGCAAAAATATCTTAGTAGTGGACGACATCAATGACAGTGGCGCAACCATTAACTGGATTATGGAGGACTGGCGGTCTGGGTGTATGCCCAACGATGCTGCCTGGAACACAGTCTGGGGAAGGAATGTACGATTTGCGGTGCTGGTGGATAATACTGCTAGCCAATGCCAGACCTCAATGAGTTATTTTGGTATGGAAGTTAACAAATCTGAAGAAGACGTTTGGATAGAATTTCCTTATGAAAAATGGTGGACTTAATTTAAGCATTTCTGTTTTCGGAAGTAAAGTAAATTCTTGGCCCACTCTCTTAATCAGTATCAATGATTGCATTGTCTATGATAAAGAAGTATCCGGGAGCAAAACAATATCTATCGATGTTGACGCAATAAAAGTTTACAATATTAAAGTTTCTGGAATAGGGAAAAAGTTTGGTGAAGATGGCGTCTACGATACCATCGTTGACTCGCAGGGAAATATAATACAAGATAAAAGTCTTATTATAACTGATATATCAGTAAATGGCATAGCTATGGATGATCACTGGATAAGATCTTTACCATTCTTCACTGATAATTTTACTAATTTTTCTGCAAAGGGATTCTATACTAACGGTGAATTAAGATTCAGTATTACTGAACCTGTATTAGACTGGGTCATTAATGAAAGATTTATTAAACATAAAACACAAAATACACAAATATTTGGTGGTGGAGACAAGTTTGAATATACAGAAATATTAAATAAGATTGATCATATTAAAAAAACATACTTTAATGACTAAAACACTAATATGCAATCTCCCACCGTTAGATAACACTAGGCCCCCACTCAGTGGGGCTATTTTGACAAGTATTTGTAAATCTCAAAGGCACGACGTCGTGGCAAGAGACGTCAACGTTGATCTAAGGAAATATCTACATATTAGGCAATTAGATTTATCTTTTTTTGATGACGTTTTTTATGAAATGTCTGACGATTACTCAGAAAATCAAAAAAAAGTTATTAATGAATTTTTACTTAATTACTTCGAGTATTTAAATGTCAAAGAATTTGATTACATAGTAGTCAGTCTTTTTTCTTTTCTTGCACAGTCATTTGCTAATATATTTTTGCCTGAACTACGTAAAGTATCTAAAGCAAAAATAATTATTGGTGGTGCTGGCCTCACTAAACTTGTAAGTGACCCTACTTATATAGGATATGGACAAGAATTAAAAAACAAAAATTTAATTGACGAATTTATTACCGGCGAAGCCGAAGAAGCATTGATACAATATTTTAGCACGGGCTCTGGCCCAGGAATAGGTAATTCAAATTTTATACAATTAGATGATCTGGATCGATACCCATTTCCTGACTACTCTGAGTACGATTTGTCAAATTACCGAACCCAAGATGGGTCGCTAGAGCTTAATATCATTGGTAGTCGTGGTTGTGTTCGCGACTGTACTTTTTGTGATGTAAGGAAAACTTCCCCCAAGTATAGATTTAGATCAGGAAAAAACATTGCTGATGAAATTATTCATCATTATGAAAATTATGGTGTTACTGATTTTTATTTTGCTGATAGCCTAGTAAATGGTAGTTACAAAGCTTTTGATGATATGTGCAATGCACTAACAAATTATAAATTTCACAAACCAATATCTTGGTCTGGTCAATATATTATACGAACTAAAGAAACTACACCCAAGAACCATTTTGATTTGTTAGCTGCGAGCGGTGCGAAAAATCTTTACGTAGGTATAGAATCAGGATGTGATAAAATAAGATTTGAAATTGGAAAAAAATTTACCAATAATGATATTGACTTTTATTTAGAAAACTTTTATAAACATAATATCAAGATACTATTTTTGTTTTTTACTGGGTACATTACAGAGACCCTTGATGATTACAAAGAAACCTTAAAAATGTTTCCACGTTGGCAAAAGTTTGTTGCATCTGGAACCATAATTGGTGTGGAAACTTTAAATTTGTTAAGTATTTTACCTGGCACACACCTAGAATCACTGGCAATGAATAACAATTTTGTATTTAAACAAAATGATGATAATGGACATCTTAATACCAAATTTTGGATAGACCCTGGTCAGCCCACTTATGACTATCTTGAAAGAGTAAAACGTCATCTAGGTGTTATGGAAGAAGCAATTAAGTACAAATGGCCAGTTTGGAACGCATCCATTTCGTTAAACCTTATTGAACAAAGTTTAATTAGTTTTAACAATCCTAAAAATCGATATATTAAATTAAAAGGATAAAGTATGATAGCATTGCCACCTGGTGTGAAACTTAATTTCAGCATCTATATTGATGTGCAAAATCTCACTCAAGATATGATAGAGTGGTATCGCACTGTGGGTGGTGAAGTATCCCAGGACACTGTCTACGATCATCGTGGCAGGCAATTAGATACAACCTATGTTAAGTACGGTCGTGGTAAACGTAGCTATAAATATACTAATTCCACACAGACAAAATTGCATTTTAATGGTGAGGACGCCTCGGTGGCCAGTCTTTTTGTTCTCAAATATCTAGACTTGATTATAAACACCAACTTGCAGGAACAAATGGAAAGATTTGAACGAGAGGATGCGATTAATTGAACGACATACTAGCAGATATTTTTAAATGGATTAAAAGTGACTTTAATTCTTACCGTTTTCGTTTTATTGTTGAGCTTTTGGCTTGGGCTATCTCTATTTGTTGCAGTGTCACGATGGCACTCACTGTACCTAACCCGCCTCTACTTGTCCTATATCCTATTTGGATTTGTGGTTGTGCTATGTATTCGTGGGCTGCTTGGACTCGTAGGAGTTTTGGAATGCTTGCCAATTACCTACTGCTCGTGACAATTGACACTATTGGCTTGATGCGAATGCTACTAAACTAAATAATATTCTACACAGCGGCCTTCCTGGCTCTTCATCCCGCTTTACAAATTCTGCAGGCCTATGTTAACATTTAATATAGGAGAAGATAATGTTATACCTTAAAGAAACTAACCCCCCAAGAACTTATAAATTTGTAAGTACTAAAGAATACCACGACGCTTTTCCCTGTGCCTACAGGCAATGGCGTGCAGATAGTCACTGTAACCTAATCCACGGTTATAGTTTTAGTATGAAGTTTTACTTTGGTACTGATAGTCTAGATGTGCGCAACTGGGCTGCTGATTATGGCGGCCTAAAAGAACTTAAAAAGGTACTAGAAGATCAATTCGATCACACTTTACTAGTGGCACAAGATGATCCAGAACTGGAAACATTTAAAATGCTACAAGAACGTAAAATGGCTAAGTTAACCATCCTACCCAGATTGGGCTGTGAGGGTTTAGCCGATATGCTTTACAAATATGTCAATGGTGTGTATATTCCTGATATGTGGGGGCCGGGCGAAGCAGAACGTCTCTGGTGCTTCCGTGTGGAAGTTCGTGAAACTCAGGCTAATATGGCGTTCCGTGAAGGCCATCGTGAATGGGACGAAGATCTATTTGCGTGATTGATTTTTTATGAAAACTCGAGAACAAATCATCACTGATATGTGTTACACTTATCGCCACGATTACGGTCTTGACAAGACCAATGATACTGGTATATTTTCTTCAGGCACTACTGAAGAAGAACGAAGATGGCTCTGGGCAGTGATGGCGCAGATTTTCGACAACAACATAGCACCACATATGGAATTCAAAAAATGAGTAAATTAAAAGTAGCAGAACTATTCTACAGTATACAAGGAGAAGGACGCTTTATGGGTGTTCCTTCTATTTTCTTACGTACATTCGGTTGTAACTTTACCTGTGCAGGCTTTGGTATGCCACGTGGAGAGCGTAGTACAGCTAATGACCAAGTAGCACAAGAAATCAATAAGTTCGAGAAATATGAAGACCTTCCAGTAGTGTCAACTGGTTGCGATAGCTATGCCAGCTGGGACGCTAGATTTAAGGATCTTAGTCCTGTACTAACAGTGGATGCCATTGCTGATAGGATGATGGAAATACTTCCTGATAACAAATGGCGAGGTGTTCATTTGGTTATTACTGGCGGCGAGCCTCTACTGGGCTGGCAGCGTAGCTATCCAGACTTGTTAAATCACGAAAAGCTTAAAAAGTTAAAAGATCTAACATTTGAGACCAATGGTACTCAAGAACTCACTAAGGATTTTAAACTATATCTTTATAAATGGACACACAAACAAGGTTATCATAATTTAACATTCAGTGTTAGTCCTAAATTAAGTGTCAGTGGAGAAAAGAGAGAAGATGCTATTCGTCCGGACATTGTTCGCGAGTACGAAGACCTAGGCCATACATACTTAAAATTTGTTGTGGCAACGGAAGATGATGTCACAGAAGCACTGGAAGTGATTGACATATACAAGAAAGAAGGGTTTAGTGGACACGTCTATCTGATGCCCGTGGGTGGTGTGGAAAGTGTGTATACTCTAAATAATCGAAGAGTAGCAGAACTAGCAATGAAACACGGACTACGATACTCCGACAGGCTGCAGGTTCCATTGTTTAAAAACGCCTGGGGGACCTAATGACAGAAACACATAAACGAACTATAGCCAGGGCCATTACCTGGCGGATCACTGCCACAGTAATCACCGGTATCTACACCGGGCTGGCTGGTGCCATCATAATTAATATCTGGATGACCTTGGCGCACTATATACACGAAAGGCTCTGGCTTAGATTAAAATGGGGGACCAGTACAGATGACGACGGAAGTAGCTAGTCCTTGTATCAATATTTGCAAACTAGAAAAAGAAGTCTGTATTGGTTGTTTCAGAACTCTAGATGAAATAGCCAGCTGGACAACTTATACAGACGTGGAAAAGAAAATGGTCATAGAATTAAGTAACATACGACGTGAACAAAATTTCAAGGGCAATATGAGAGATAATACTGAGTCGTTTTTAACTGACAAATATTTTTTACAAGATGCAGTAACAGAAGAAAAATTTATGTGGACACCGCGAAGATGCAATCTTAGCAATAAATTGCTTTGGATGACTTTTGCAATTCGTGGCCACCGTAGATTACTAGGACCGGGTGGTCTTCGTAATGAATATAGATTTTACCACCCAGAAGATTTTATTATGATGAGGTTAAAAGATGGTTGCTAAAAAAACACCAAACACTGACACCGCACCCAAGGGCAAGACCAGGGTGAGTGCCAAATCTAAATCACCCAAGGATCTGGCTACCGAACGTGGTGAGCCCTGGGTGGGAATCCTGAGCGTAGACCTAGATCCTGAAAATATTGGCAATGGTGCCTTTGAACTGGACTGGAATGATCACTTTGTGAGTAAACTTGTACGAGCTGGTTATCAGGGTAAAGACGACAGTCAGATTGTGGAACAATGGTTTCAGACCATCTGTCGTAATGTGGTTATGGAAACCTACGAACAATATGAAGCTAACGACACAGACAGGTTATCTCTTAATAGAAAAAACCTAGGCAACGGAAGGACTGAAGTGTCGTGATAATCTATGTCAACGGCGACGGACACTGCTCGGCATCCTATGCTGAAGTTCCTTATGCGGTCGCCGAGGAAGATTTTGATCTCTGGCACCAGGGCAGAGTACCACATCCTGTCAACTATGCGACCAGCTGGCCTTGTCTTCTAGCCAGTGTGTTTAAAGCGGAAATAAAGGTTGAGGCGGATATCAGAAATACCCAAATAGATGTTCTGTATCATACCAAAAACTATGTTGATAATAATTATCAAAGGGGCGCACTCAAGGTAATACTAGGTTTCCCCATCCAGGACCGAGACCGGTTCCTACAATTATCCAATTATCTACAAGCAAGAGAAGTAAAGCATATCTTTTATCCCACCTCGGACTATATCAATTATCTTACCAAAAAGGGTCATCGACCCAATCATAAAGGTTACTTTAACGGTCAGGCTCATCGAGTTTGGTCGAATTACATTGCGGATCATTTGACAAAATTAGTGTAATAAGCTATTATTATACTATGAAAAAATATTTGGTTGTTGACACTGCTAATACCTTTTTTAGAGCTAGACACGCTTCCCATCGAGCCAGCTCGGTCGAAGAACGTGTAGGTTTCGCTCTACATCTTACACTGGGCAGCGTATTCAAGGCCTGGCGCGACCAAAAAGCGGACCACATAGTGTTCGCTCTAGAGGGGCGCAGCTGGCGCAAGGATTATTACAAACCCTACAAGGCCAATCGCGCTGTGGCTCGCGCCGCCCTTACAGAAAGAGAACAAGAAGAAGATGCTATGTTCTGGGAAACCTTTGATACTCTACAGAAGTTTCTTATGGAAAAAACCAATTGCACAGTGCTTCAACATCCTGAATTAGAAGGAGATGATCTTATTGCAGGTTGGATCCAGAGTCATCCCAATGATTCCCACGTGATTGTGAGTTCAGACACGGACTTCTATCAGCTCTTGAATAAAAATGTAGTACAATACAATGGCATACAGGACGAACTACATACACTGGGTGGCATCCTGGATAAAAAGGGTAATCTTGTCATTGATAAAAAAACGCAAAAGCCCAAGACAATACCTGATCCGCAATGGATACTTTTTGAAAAATGTATGCGTGGTGACCCCGGTGATAATATTTTTAGTGCCTATCCCGGAGTAAGGACCAAGGGCACCAAAAATAAGACAGGACTCACTGAAGCCTATGGTGACCGAGATGCACGTGGATTTGCCTGGAATAACCTTATGTTACAGAAATGGGTAGACCACAACGGTCAGGAACATCGAGTGCTGGACGATTATAACAGAAATCGCATACTGGTGGATTTAACTGCACAGCCCGAAGATATCCGTACCAAGATAAACGAAGTTATCTCTAGTAATAGTGTGGTCAAGAAAACTCCTATGATTGGAGCACAATTTCTCAAATTTTGCGGCAAATTTGATTTAGTTAAACTAAGTGAAAGTGCCACACAGTATGCAGAAATGCTGAGTGCAGGATATACTGAATGACCAAAAAAGACAAATACAGAATTATAAAGCATCAGGACCAAGAAGGCGTTACATTCTACACTGTACAGTTTCAGTTTGAGTGGTTCTTGGGGTTAAAGTTCTGGCGCACGTTGGAACAAGATAAACGTCCACGTATGTTTGACACATTGGAAGATACCCATAAATTTATTCGTGGATCTGTCTGGACGCACGTCGTGGTAGAAGAAGGGGAAATACCTGGGGGGATTTAACAGATGGAACGACTACCGTTTGACTGGATTAAAATACTTGAGAAGCTATGGGCTTATGTTACCTATCTGGTAGCCTGCCTAGTTTTCATTTGGCTTTTTTATTTTTTAAAAAATACCTTGGAAAGTAACAATTATAAGATTATTAAAATGCAACAAGAAATTAGGAAAATACTAGAATGAATATCTATCTTGATATGGACGGAGTGGTGGCAGATTTCGACGAGTATGCATACAGAGCTGTGGGGGCGCCTCCAAGTACTGGGGTCTACCCTGATGAGATCTGGGACCAACTGGCCAAAAATCACAGACTATATCGTGACCTCCGGGTTAAACCTGGAGGTAAAGATCTAGTAGACTGGGTGGAATATTATCGGTTTACACATTTTGATAAAGACATTACCATTGCTTTTTTAACTGCTATACCCAAGGACAATGATATGCCTTATTCGTTCTACGACAAGGTTCGCTGGGCAGCGGATAATTTTCCCGGACTGCCTGTGTTCTTCGGCCCTTACAGCAAGGACAAATGGCAACACTGTAAGCCTGGTGATATTCTAATCGACGATCGTGAATCTAATTGTGATGAATGGCGTGCACACGGCGGACTAGCCTTCCAGTATAAAGAATGGCCCGAGTGCAAGGCCTGGCTAGAGGAGACATTAAAATGGCAAAAATGAATGATCGTATCTACAAAATAAGTCTAGCGGCAGGCGGGTCACATTACCCTGTGATTAATCCTGAATTACAAGTGGCATTTGCTAGAATAATGCTGCAAGAGTGTATCGATGAAGCCTATCGCCACGGCGATGATATTTCTTACCTAAAGGAATATTTCAACCTTGAACAAAATGATTAAACTAATTGCCAAACCAGTAGTCAAGAACAAATACTGGATCGTAGAGAATAATGGTGACAAAATAGGTACAGTACAGGCCGTGGAAGACGGTGGTTATGTTTACGTACAAGATCAAAACAGAAACAAATATGCCACCATCAAGACTCTAGGCCAGTCACACAATATAAAATTTGAAACTTCTACTAATATAGAAAAACCTAAACCACAAGCAAGGGCAATCAGTAAACCCAATAATAAAGTTCTTGATGGTTATCCTACTGATACCACGCCACACAACGTGATGCGTGAAGTACGACTGGGAGTAAGTGTCTATACTAAGACAAAAAAAAGTAAAAGTTATTTCTGCGCAGGTTATTTTGCCATAGAAGAAAAATCCGAATGGACTGTGGAATTTTGTCCCAAACTAATCACAGTAAATCGACACAAAATTCTAGGACCCTACAAGACAAGATCTGAAGTTCTAGAAGCTATCAAGGAAATCAAACACAATGGAACATATACTAAGCCCCAACCTTAAATCGTTTAATGATAAGATTAAAGTATTAAATCAGACCAATGGTAGACAACTTACACTGACTGCTCAGGAAGCGAAAAACCTACACGCTGAAATTTTTGATCTACTAAACCATTTTGCCACTGTGGGTAGAATAGAAACGTCTAAAAACCCTGATGAAGTTATCACAGTGGCTATGGATGGTGGTGGTTTTTAATATACGTAGATTATACCTCTCCCCAGGATAAATAAACGTAGAGGATTTAAAATGAGCAGACCTAAACCCACAGTACTAATCGAGCATACTGATAAAGTAACTTTCAAAAGCGAACAGATTCTGAGTAGTGAAGGTATCTGGGCAGTGTTCTACGAGGATCGCCCTATTAATTTAAAAAGCAGTAATATGTTAGTAAGTTATCCTGGGCCAAAATACAAAAAAACAAGTTTTAGTAATCCTGGCCACGCTGTCAACCTTTGCAAAAAACTCAACAATCTTTTCAAGACAGATAAATTTACCGTGGTACTACTAAGTGCCGGCAACCGCATCTACCCCTAAGAATCACGATCAGGCTCAGCTAACTAAAAAGTATCTAGAGTTAGCTGGGTCTGCAACTGACCTCACCTACCAAGATTTTAGAAAAACTCTATGGTGGAATTTTACAGACAATAATAGCCTACGTCTGACCTCCTACGGATATAGGTTTTTGTCGGAGATACTAAAAGTTAAACATTATAGTTTTACACTCAAGAATAGATTGGCTAACAAAAATCTTATACAACTGGAAAGATATTTTCCCGGCGTCTATTTTCTATACCGCAACGAACTCATCATTGTGTTTGATGAAAGCGATGCCAGTATGCTGGCACTGCTAGACGGTGATCTTAAAACCTATCTCGAAAATCTAGAAGTTAACAATTAAGCAACTTCAGTTAATAAACTAGCAACAAAAAAATTTGGTTGACAATAACGACCAAAGATCTTATAATAGCGGTATAGTGAATAACAAGGAGCATACAAGATGGCTAAATTACTTATCACCACCCAAGTCTACGAAAACTACGCCTGGCGCGAAGATGGTACTCTGGGCACTGGTGCTGATGCATACTGGAAGGCCAAAGGCGGTGACGAGTATGTGATTACTAAATTTAACGGTGACGACGACGCGGCTACTGCAATGGTAATGGCGGTGCGTGATCGGGTTGAAACGGATAATGACGGTTTCCGTGAGCATATTATTGATTGGGTAATTGTTGCTGACGACTACCTCACTGAGTTTGAGCGTGATCAGCTGGAGTACGAAGGCAAGATTACTTACCCTGCAAAAGAACTGGTAATTTAAGGAGAATATTATGAGAATAGCACACGATTTTGGTTTGGTGCGCATCGTGCACGACGGTGACCCAATGTCCAAGGCATATGACATCCGTGTAGAATGGATGCAAAATGGTCAGTGGGAATTGTATCACGGTTTCAACAGTCTGAGTGACGACTATGCCTACACTAATTCTCGCGAAGCAGCTGGCCGTGCTGTTGCTAAACTAGCAAAAGAAGTTGCTGAAACCGCAACAAAATAATCTGGTTGACATTAACCCCCAGATCGGCTATAATGGCGGTATAGTAACTAACAAGGAGTGTAAGAAATGGCATACGTTTCCCAGGAACTCAAGGCAAAGCTGGCACCTGCTATTAAAGCAATTTGCAAGAAATACAACATCAAGGCCAGCCTGGCTGTTGGTAATCACAGTACCTTGGTTTTGAATGTCAAACAGGGTGATATCGATTTTATCGAAAACTTTATTGCCACAGACAAGGCAAAACCCTATTCAAAGTATATGGAAGACAGACAGGTTGAATTTCTGCGCAAAAATCAATCTCTGGATGTCAATGTGTACTGGTACAAAGAGCACTTCTCAGGTCGTGCACTGGAGTTTCTTGATGAGGTGATTCCTGCGATGAATGACGGTAACTGGGACAAGAGTGATATTCAGTCTGACTACTTTAACATAGGCTGGTATGTGTCCGTTAACGTGGGCAAATGGAACAAGCCCTATGCCCTGGTCAAATAACACAAGGAAATAAAATGACTCCCGATTACTCCCCCAAGTTTTATCAAAATTCTGGTTCCGGCCAGAAGGTACAAATAACCGAGCTTCTGAATAACCTAAACCAAATCCAACTTGATATGATTGATCAGGCTGTGGAATACAGTGACCTCGACAAGGCCAAGGAAGTCATTGACTATATCCGCAGTCTGTAATATAATTTGTCTTGTAATTACTTCAACTTAATATAGTTTTTAGGAGAGCTAGATGGCTAAAGAATCAGCAGTGACTGACCGCCGCACTGTTACCTCGGAATCAGCACGTCGCAGTATTATTACCTGTTTTAAACGTAAACGTCCGGTTTTTCTCTGGGGGCCTCCGGGTATTGGTAAATCGGAATTGGTGGCTAGTATTGCAGAGGAACTGGGCGGTGCTATGATTGACCTGCGCCTGGCGCAGATGGAACCCACAGACCTTCGTGGTATTCCTTACTTTAATAAAGACAATGGTTTGATGGACTGGGCTCCTCCCATTGATCTTCCTGACGAAGAATTTGCCAGCCAACATCCCATTGTGGTGTTGTTCCTGGATGAGATGAACTCTGCTGCACCTAGTATTCAGGCCGCGGCCTATCAGCTGGTTCTAAATCGTCGTATTGGCAAATATGTACTACCTGACAATGTGGTCGTGATTGCTGCGGGCAACCGTGAAAGCGACAAGGGTGTTACTTATCGTATGCCTGCTCCGCTGGCCAACCGTTTTGTGCACTTGGAGATGCGTGTGGATCACGAATCCTGGCAGAACTGGGCGGTGTTGAACAAGGTGCACAAGGACGTGGTTGGTTATGTGGGTTTTGCCAAACAAGACCTCTATGACTTTGACCCACGCTCTAGCTCACGTAGTTTTGCCACACCACGTAGCTGGACCTTTGTGAGTGAGTTGCTGGAGGAAAAACTCAGCGACAGCGAAATGACTGACCTGGTGGCTGGTGCTGTGGGCGAAGGTGTCGCAGTTAAGTTTATGGCACACCGCAAGGTCGCCGGTCAGATGCCCAAGCCCAGCGAGATTCTCAAGGGCGAAGTCACAGAGCTCAAGGTCAAGGAAATTAGTGCAATGTATTCTCTAACCATTGCAATGTGCTACGAACTACAAGAAGCTGCACTCAAGCTGGAGAACAAGCCTGATCAGAACTGGCATTCAATGGCAGATAATTTCTTTAAGTTTATGATGGATAACTTTACCACAGAGCTTACTGTTATGGGTGCGCGAGTTGCGCTTACTACCTATAACCTGCCCTTCGTGCCTGGTAAACTCAAGAACTTTGACGAGTTCCACAAACGATTTGGTAAGTACATTGTAGCAGCAAGTCAGAAATAAAGTTGGGGGCGCAAGCCCCCAACTCACCTAGATGAAATACAAAATAGAAACATTGGACGCTAGACACAATGGATTCGGAAGTTGGAAGTATCGAATTCGTTTTAAAGACATTAGCTCAGTCAACGTAAGAAATTTTCACAGAATTAGACGATGGTTATGGGAATGTTATGGTCCAGGCTGCGAACGTGACCTGTACCTAGAGTGGCAAATGGCCTGCAAAGGATATGAAGTGGCTGAAGCAGTGTGGGGTTGGCATTCCGACGACGGTCAAAAATTTATCTATCTCAGAGACGATGCCATAATGAGTTCGATCATACTCCAGTTTGACCCTAATTGACATTAACCCAGAGCCGTCGTATAATACATATATAAGTTAACACAAAGGACAAACATATGAGCTCTCAAGGCACAACTGCTGCAAAAGGTTCTACTAAAAAAACTAAACCCAAAAATGGTGGTAAATTGAGTGACACCATTGACACTAGGCTGGACGCCATTGTGCGTGAAAAATTGGTCACTGCACGAATTGGTCTTCTGCTTCGTGCGCCCTTCTTCGGCAACCTGGCCACTCGTCTACAATTGGTCAACGGAGATAGCTGGCTGACTACCGCAGCCACTGACGGCCGTAACTTTTATTACAACACTGATTTTATCAACAAACTCAAGGCCAAGGAAGTAGAGTTCCTGTTTGGTCACGAGGTATTACACAATGTCTATGACCACCTGGGTCGTGTGGGTCTTGACCGTGATCCAATGTTGTTTAATTGTGCCGCGGACTTCTGTGTCAATAGTGACCTAGTGGATCAGCGTATTGGAGACCGTATCAATCCCTGTCTGTACGACCAAAAGTATCGTGGCTGGAGCGCCGAGGAAGTCTACGACGATCTCTACGAAAAAGCAGAGAAAATTGATATCAACCAGCTAGTGGAACAGATGCTGGATGAACACCTTGACGCAGATGGTCAGGGTGACGAGGATGAAGACGGCAAAGGCCGCCCCAAGATTAGTCCTGGAGAACGTGATGCTATTCGTGACGAAATTCGAGAGGCACTGCTACAGGCCGCCCAGGCTGTGGGTGCAGGTAATCTACCAGCTGGGGTTAAACGTCTAATCAAGGACCTTACCAAGCCTGTGGTTAACTGGCGTGAACTTCTGGAACAACAGATCCAGAGTACTATTAAAGATGACTTTAGCTGGATGAAGCCCAATCGTCGTGGTTGGCATATGGATGCAGTGATGCCCGGTCTAAAACCCGGCACACAGATTGATATCTGCGTGGCCATTGACACATCTGGTAGTATTGGTGAGGCAGACATCAAGGCCTTTATGAGCGAGATCAAGGGCATTATGGAATCCTACGATGAATATCGTATCCAGGTCTGGAGTTTTGATACTGCGATCTATAACCATCAAGAGTTTAGTTCGGACAATATGGACGACATCACCAGCTACGAACCCAAGGGTGGTGGTGGCACTGACTTTATGGCCAACTGGCATTATATGAAGGAAAACAATATTGAACCCAAAAAGTTCATTATGTTTACCGACGGTATGCCCTTTGGTGAATGGGGTGATCCTGACTACTGCGACACTGTGTTTGTGATCAAGGGCAACGAAAATGCCGAACCTCCGTTTGGTGTCTGGGCTATCTATGAACGAGCCAAAGCACTTGCCAGCTGATCTTACTGAGCAAGAACGGTTGATTGAACAACTACGTGGTGTGCGCCACGTAGTTATCAACGCCAGATATGGTGGCTATGAACTGAGTGACGAGGCCATTAGTCGTTACAAAGAACAGGCTGGTATTCAAGACCCTGATTGGTCTATCTACGATGTGCCACGGGATGACAACTATTTGGTTAATATTGTGAGAGAACTGGGCGAAGAAGCAGATGGGCGACTTGCTCGTCTAAAAATTGTAGAAATACCTGCTGATGTAGACTGGATCATACAAGAGTATGATGGCATCGAATGGGTAGCAGAACGTCATAGAACCTGGAGTTAAATTGTTAAAACACGGAGAAATTAATCCCCTAAATGTTTTTGGTCTCAGAGAGACCGAACACTGTCCCCCTCACTTTCAACAAATCATTTTTGACAGCAAAGTTCCAGACAAGCAAATACGTGACTGGATCTATGAGAATTTGTCAGAAAGATTTTGGCTGGGAGATCTCTATACAGTGGATCAACCTGGTAGCAAAATAGAAATTAAAAAATGCGCTGCTTTTGAGTCCCACGCCGAGGCTAGTTTTTTTGCCCTGCTACTAGACCAAATTAATACGTATGGTGGTCTTCTGTCATAAAAAAATTCCTAGCGGATCTAGACGTTAAATAATAGTACATAATCAAGGAATTTTTATGGTGTACGAAAAAATGTATGAGAATCACGATCAAGAATCTGCGCAGGATACTCAACAACCTGCGGCAGGTAATACCCCAGCTTCTTTGCAGATCAACGATCTAGTCAAGGTATTAGAGATACTAGATGTTGTCAGCAAGCGCGGTGCCATCAAGGCGGACGAATTTGAAATCGTGGGCGGTGTGTATGCTCGTATTTTTGAGTTTTTAAAAAATACAGGTGTAATTCAAGAAAGAAATTCAGATGAGTCAGCTATAGCTGAAGGTGGCACTGAAGAGCAAGAATCAAATCAGGAAGGATAATATTATGATCAAGCACGTAGGCAGACACGGAAATCGTCGCTGTGTGGTTTTATTTAGACAAGTACCAGGAGAAGACCATATGTGTTTAGTCTTTTATCCTGATATGCTACCTCAAAATGTGCACGATGACATTATGAAGGCACTGGAAAGCGAAGCCGGTCAACAGGCAAAACAATTCAGCGACTATCTTTTTAGAGTGACTCTAATAGATGGTACCAATGCCCTGACTAAACTTCACAGTGAAGGCTGGATTAAAAAAGTGGCCACAAACCAAGTAATTGTCACACCCAATGCCAAGAGCAATGTTCGTCTAGATGAACTCAACAATATCTTGAACACAATGGAACAGGGTGACGAGGCAGTGAAAAAACTCGCAGAGCTAGATAAAAATGCTGGGTTTAAAGACTCTAAGTCTCAGTCAAGAGATCTAGGAGAAGTAAGAGCACCACAAGGTAGCAGTCAACCAGCTGTAGTCGAAAATAACATAAGTATTAGTGATGTGCTAACAGACGAGCAACTAGCCAGTCAACGTTTAGCTCAAGCACAAAGAATGACTACAGAAGCTAAACAACTTTTAGCAGAAGCGGCACGTCTGCAAAAGGAGGCGGCGGAACTACAAGGGGCTACTACAGAAAATGTCACAACAAAAACCAAAAAAACCAAAGCAGACCAAGTTAAATCTTAATAGCAAAAATCAGTGGAGAGCTATTCTTAAAGATGTAGACAAGCGTGAGGTGCCCATACATATACTGGAAAGTTTAACTGTTCATCTTAAAGATGGCAGCAAGGTAGTTGTAGACATCAAACGCTTGTTGTCTGAAGGCGCAGATCCAGACGAAGTTGAACAAGAAGTCAATCAACGTCTTAAAGAGCTAGACCATTACATTGATAATGTAGATTTTTTTGTAGATATTGGTCTAGTGGAAGCAACTGTACAACCAATCACTGATAAAATTCTAGGTAAACTGTAATAAATGATCAAAGCAATATTTGCTGTTGATGTCTGGGGTGGTATGGGCTATCAGGGCCATCTACCCTGGCCTCACCATCGTGAAGATATGAAATACTTTCAGGGACACACAATGAACAACATTGTGGTGATGGGTAGACGTACCTGGGACGATCCGCAATTACCCAAGCCGCTTAACGGCAGAATCTGCTACGTGGCCACCAATAGAAGTATGGTGGGCCAACCAGCCAATGTTATATCTGGTGACCTTAATTATCAGATCAAACAGCTAGCAGATAATAACCCTGACAAGACTGTCTGGATTATTGGCGGTCCTGATATACTGATGGAAACTCGAGAGATCACTGATGAAGTTCATATTACTCATTTTAAAGGCCAATACAGAACTGACCGCAGCATAGATCTCAGAAAGTACTTGACTCTATTCAGAGTCACCAGTGCCAAGCCCAGTGTGGATGGACGTTGTAACTGGATGACATACAAAAACATTGACATTTTTAGGTCAGCACTTTAAAATTACACTATGGACATTTATTTAAACGCTCTACGGCACGTACTAGAGAACGGCAAACCACGAGCTGATCGCACAGGCGTGGGCACCATTGGTGTATTTGGTATGCAACAAAGATATAATCTTGCTGACGGCTTCCCCGCAGTTACTACAAAGAAACTTGCCTGGAAAGCCTGTGTGGGAGAACTCCTTTGGTTTATAGAAGGTTCAGGTGATGAACGCAGACTTGCAGAGATCACCCACGGTACTAGGGATGGCACAGTGACTATCTGGACTCCCAATGCCCTGGCACCTTACTGGCGGCCGAAAGCCAAATACGAAGGCGACCTAGGCCGTGTATACGGTGTGCAATGGCGCCACTGGCGTAAGCTTAAACCCAGAGAGGCTGATGGAACATTTAAAGATGGTTTTGGTACTTCATATCGTAGAATAGGTAATAATGTAGAAGTAGTTGAGGTAGATCAACTTAAGAATCTAATCGAGGGCATCAAAACAGATCCATACGGCAGGCGACATATATTAACAGCCTGGAACCCCGGGGAGCTAGACTCAATGGCACTGCCTCCCTGTCATTGCTTTGCACAGTTTTATGTAGAAGATGGCAAACTAAGTTGCCAGATGTATCAGCGTAGCTGCGATATGTTTCTGGGAGTGCCTTTCAACATTGCAAGTTACTCATTACTCACGCATATGATTGCACAGGTTTGTGGTTTGGGAGTGGGCGAGTTTGTTCACGTTCTCGGAGACGCACATATATACAGTAATCATCTCGAGCAGGTAAAGGAACAACTGGAACGTGAGTCTCTGCCTGCCCCAGTTCTTAGACTTAATCCCGAGATAAAAGATATCACCAAATTCACTATGGATGATATCTATCTAGGCAATTACAAATCGCACACCCCACTCAAGGCACCAATGGCAGTATGACAAACAGTTCATCTTCATCTAATAGAGTCAAGGTAGTATTTGCTACTCTTAGACTGGCTGATGTTGAAGACCCGGAAATATACGCGGCAGGTCCTTTGATGGATTGGCAAAAAACAGAAATGGGACAATGGTGTATGGAGAATTCTCTAGATCAACCCCATTATACTATAATACAGGACTATGCTACCTGGGGGTATACTATCAAGGTATCGGGAATACTAATGGAAAAAGACTTCACTTATTTTTCCCTGAAATGGGGGCAACAATGAAATTTATTGTAACTGGTGGTGCTGGTTTTATAGGTCATAATGTTGTTCGTCAACTTGAGGATCAAGGTCATAATTGTTTTATTGTTGACAATGTCACTGACTATGGTTTTTTAAACAATCAAGAACTTGAGTATCTTTATCGAGCAAGATCTAATAGAACTCGAGCTGGCGCTCATCACATTGATATAAGAGATTATAAATCACTTAGAGGATTTTTTAGTACTTTCGCTGTTGATTGCCACGCTGTAATACATCTAGCTAGTTTTCCAAGACAAAAAGTTGTTGGAAAAAATCCTATCTGGGGTAGTGAAGTGATGAGTACTGCACTTATTAATTTGCTGGAATTAACCAAGAGTTACCGTATACCTAAATTTGTTTATATAAGCTCTAGTATGGTTTATGGAGACTTCAAGGACGATGTGAAAGAGGATGCTATATGTCGCCCACAGGGACAGTATGGTATTATGAAACTTATGGGCGAGCATCTTGTACGTGACTATACAAGACAAGGACATTTTGATCACGTTATCATTAGGCCTAGTGCAGTCTACGGAGAATATGACGTGGAGGATCGTGTGGTAAGTAAGTTTATGTTAAGTGCTCTACGTGGAGAGACTTTAAAAGTTAATGGGGCTGGTGAAACTCTTGACTTTACCTACGTGGAAGATGCTGCCAGTGGCATCGTGGCGGCTGCCACTAAACAAGCTGCCAATAATAAAACATATAACATCACAAAGAGTCACAGTTATAGTCTACTGGACGCGGCACGTATTGCTGTCGAGATCGCTGGTCGTGGTGAAATAGAGGTGCGTGACAGAGATCTAGACTTTCCCAGTCGCGGTGCCTTAAACATTGACGCAGCACGTAGAGATCTTGGCTTTGACCCCAAGGTTGATGTGCGTGAGGGGTTTCAACGATATGCTGATTGGTTTAGGAGTAGTCCATATTGGAAAAACCTGATCTAATTAAGTTTATTGATCTAAAAAGGCAATATCAGGGAATTCGCGAACAAGTTTTAGATGCAGTGGACTCTGTGTTGTCCACTGGGCAGGTTCTAGATGGTGCTAATATAGAACACCTAGAAGGCGCTATAGCGAGAATGACCAATCGCCGTTATGCGGTGGCTGTAAATTCGGGAACGCAGGCACTCATCTTTGCCGTCAGAGCTCTTGAAGAAACAAATAAAACAGGTAATGTCAGAAACAAAATATTGATACCTTGTATAAGTTTTGTAGCAACGTTAAACTCTGTTCTAGAGACTCATAATAATCCAGTTTTTTGTGATGTAGACTATCAGGGTCTCCTGGATATTACTACATTAACCAAGCCCTTTGATCGATCATCAGACAGGCGCCCTTTTGATATTGTAATGTATGTTAATATTTTTGGTAACACCATTGACTACGACAAGTTCTACACTGCGGTTAAGTTTTTTGGTGACCAAGACATACCCATCATTGAAGATGCTGCACAGAGTTTAGGTGCAAAATACAAAGGTATACCCAGTGGCAAACTGGGTGATATTAGCATACTAAGTTTTGACCCTACCAAAAATTTGCCTAACTATGGTTCGGGCGGTATGATACTCACCGACGATGCAGCAGAGTATGCTTTGCTACGAGATCTAAGAGATAACGGCAAATACGATAACTATTCTAGAACTGGAATCAATAGCAAGATGAGTGAGCTAGATGCAGCCGTGATGCTAGTAAAGCTAGAGCATTTCCCCAAGTGGCAGAAAAGACGCACTGATATAGCTAATTACTATACACAAGAGCTACAAGACTATGTACAAGTGCCCAAGATCACGCAGGATTGTGAGCCAGCCTGGCACAAGTATGTTATAAGATATGCTGACCGCAGTATTCTCAAAGCTCACTTAATGCGTGAAAATATTGAAACAAAAATACACTACGACACGCCACTTTTTGACCTACCGCTGGGATTTAGTTACGCTGATTTTAAATCAACTATGTATACCAATGCTATGATGTTTAGTCGTAGCTGCCTCAGCTTACCCATATATCCCGAGCTAAGTGACCTAGAAGTAGAGCGAATAGTTAACAGTGTCAAAAGTGGTGCCGCAAGGACCTAGCGTAGTCTGCTAGCCAGGCCCAGTCAAAACTTAATTTAATCTTGTCGTAATCACCAGCCACTTGCTCGTAGTAATCAAGAGCATCCTGTGCCCCCTGAAGGCACCAGTCGGCATTCTCTCCCTCAGCCCTCGTAGTCCAGACTTTTAGTCTGTGACTAGTCTCTATGGTTTCAGTCTGACTATTAAAGTGTTTGAGCTTTAGTACTTCACGAAATGCTGTACGCCAGGTCATCCAGGGATTTTGATTGAAATGTGCCACACCGGAAAGCACAGGCACACTCTCGTGAGCTTGGCTTAGAGTAAAATCTATGCCGGGTTGGTTATTCTCTAGTACTAACTTTTTATTATAGGCGATAAGACCCTGATGACCATACTCCAGTCCATTAAGAATATTCTTACTGTTAAAAATATAATGTTTAGGCTGCTGGAAATAATCTGGTTGCCAATAAAAATTAAAATCTGGAGTTATCTCTAGTTTAGCAAACACTGCAAAGAACCAGGGAGTATGGCTTAACTCCGCGGCTGCTTGATAGGCGGCTGTCCTGCCATTGACATTTTGTACTCTACGCACCTTTTTACTGGCAATGTTCGCAAGATGATTGTACCAATGCTCAGCATCAGGTTCCCCGTTACTGATATAGATTATATCCAGAGGTTGATCAATACTTAGTTTATTTTTTGTTTTGTTGATATAGGGATAATCGTAGATCTGTGTGTTGATGTGACCCTTGGCGTCACGTGGCACATAGCAAACACTGTTACTGGGACAGAAGCTGACTAACTCTCTGTCTTTATGTGACCATAGACAGACATTGTCCATTATATGTGTATGTGATCGGTTGGTAAACAGTGCGTAGGGAGTTTTAAACTGATGCTTGCTTATTTCTTCAGTGAGATTGTCTGAATCATACTTAACAATATCCTGAGGAAAACGTAATACTATTTGATCTTCACAGTAGTTTATGATATTAAACCAATCCAGCAGTTCAAGATCATACATCTGTTGTTTAAAGCTGGGCACGTGAATATAAAATGTATCACCACGTTTCAACACACCCGTGGGGAAACAATGTATCATTTCTCTCTGACTGCCGTCAGGATGCCAGGTAAAATCAAATTTACTGTAATCACAAATGCTGCTAACGATCCAGACGAACTCAGTGTCAGCCAGGCTCATTATGCGCTTAAAAACATTGAGATGGTTGTCCACGTACCTGGTGCTTTTGATATCCGGAAAACGTTCTTTTAATTCTTCCAGTTGTCGCTTGCTTTCTGGATTTAGGAAATCCATATAGAATATCTGCGTGGCATTGGTGCGTATTTTCTGGCCGGCCACATATTTGATGCCGGCGGTGCCATTGTATATGGGCCCGCCTTCTCTCTGCCACTGAGTGGGGAATCTGTATTCGTAATCTGGCTCAAATCTAGAAGGGTGCCAACTAAAATCAAAGCCTGTAGTATCTATGCCAGCGGGCACTGTCCACCGTGACATATCAGGCAATGCTGTGGCAGTGGGAGTATATACAATTTTAACTCCAGCAGTTCCACGATAGATTGGCCCACCAGAACTTTGCCATTGGGTACCAAAATGATATTCGTAGTCTAGGTCCCTAAAGTCAGGATGCCAACTAAAATCAAAGCTTGCTTGGTCAATATTGTCGGGCACTGACCACCGGGACATATCAGGAAGTGCTCGGGCTGTTTGTGCCGTTTCTAGTTTTATGCCAGCTACTCCCTGGTATATTGGTCCACCCGTTTTTTGCCACTGGGTACCAAAATGGTATTCATAGGCAGGTTCCCTTATATCAGGATGCCAACTAAAGTCAAAATTGCTAGTATCTATGTTAGCTGGTATTTTCCACCGAGATAAGTCAGCAAGAGCGTGTGCACGTTGCTCGCTGGCTAACTTTGTACCCTTGGTGCCTGGGTATATTGGTCCACCAGTGTCTTGCCATTGCGTGCCAAAATAATGCTCGTAATCACCATCAGTAAAGTCTGGGTGCCAGCTAAAATCAAATTTTTCTTCGTCTATATGTACAGGTATACGCCATACAGACTTTACACTTTGTCTAATTACTCGTTGATCGCTTCTAAAATTATACTGTAATTGAGCAGCGGAACCTTTTCTAGCAAAATAAGTTCCACCATTGCGCTGATGCTGCGAAGGAAAAACGTGCACGTGGTCTCGTTCCCAGGGTGGTGGTTGCCAGAAAAAATTGAAACCAGTGTAATCATTATGGCCATCAAGGAACCAGAAGAATTCAGTTCGCGACAGTTCAGCAGCTTCAGCTAAACTGTTAGCAGAACGCTCAAAGGCGAATAATCCTGTGGGTTGGTTTTTATAGAAAACGTCAAACATCTAAAATCTGTTCTACTTGAATACCTGAAGCTTTGAGAAACTTGATGCCAGCATCATCACGATAGTTGGCACCGTAGAAAACTCTCTTAATACCTGATTGATAAATTAGTTTTGCACAGTCAATGCAGGGGCTATGGGTAACAAAAATATCAGCACCATCCCCACTTTCACTGGACTTGGCTAATTTAGAGATAGCATTGGACTCGGCGTGCAGTACTTCGGGTCTAGTCACTAACTTGTATCTACCCACTGATACATTTTCAGTATATTCTTCCAAGGGCCATAGTTCCTCAACCTCTGGCAGACTTAACCACCCGCCCGCATCCTGCGGCATCCATTCACGTGTTTCACAATTATTGTCCCAGCCAGCCGGCATACCATTGTACCCAATAGAGATAATTCTATCGTCTTTGACCACAATGGCGCCCACTTGGAGACGTTTGGCGTAACTAAGTCCAGCAAATGTCTTGGCTGTGGACATATAAGCCCGCTTAAATTTTTCTTTCATTATTCACACATTTCTAAAAAAGGGTAAACTAGGTCGTTCACTAGTCTATATTCTACTACGTCTGCATTAAAAAATAAATGATAATTATGTTCAATTTTACCTTCAGTGATTCTATCATATAAAAATTTTGATGATTTTTTGTTCGAATACACATTGCCTTGCAATTTTTTCACATTTTCAACAATCTGGTCTAATCGCACATACGCATCATCTGTCTCATCATAGCTTTCATCAAATAGGTTATCATAAGTTTCAAATCCCAAACTCTTTAAATGTTTCACAATGCCCGGCTGGCCGTGTATTATAAAAGGATGCCCGTACATTATGGGTTTATAAGTTTTTTCTGTTATAAACAGTGGAGAATCAAAATTATTTTTATTATGGAGAAAAGGCTGCCTTATTACACAGGTTTCCGATACCAAGCTAAAATATGTATCATTGTACCAATCTGGATTAAAATACCTGTCGTTAATTATTCCCAGGTTTTCATATTCCCATAAATTATATTGATTTTCAAAATTGATATTTCTAGGAAGGTATATATTTTCCTTCATACAACTATACAATACGTCAGGCAATAACGGTTCCATTTTCTTCAAGAGTTCTTCTCTATGATTTCTTAATCTACCGATGGGCATTAATGCCAGTTTATTTCTATTTGCTTCGCGAGGATAGGAGAACTTGTGAAAGATTAGTTTCTTGTCACCCCTGAAACTTTCCCAGCCATTCAAATGTCTAAATACTTCGTTGAACCAAAACCAATTAGTTACATTGAATATTTCAAATTGATTATAAATTTCCGGATGGTGTTCGGGATAATATTCTGTAAAATGCCATATAATAACCTTAAACCCGTCATTTCGAAGTGACGCATAAAGTGGTAAATTATTTAAAAATTGTTCTTGATTATAAATGTCACAAATTACAAAGATATGTTGAGTTTTATCATAGGATTTTGTTTCATCATATATTTCTATATTAAAAAAATTTTCAAAAAAAGGCCGCATATTCAAGCCGAAATATGCTGTAGATGATTTTTCATAAAAATCTTTTCGACGGAACCAATATTTTTCAGTTGCCCAATCCAATAAAACAATAGTTTTCTTCATTATTTTTTATTTCTATTGGCCACTGCGTCCTTGAGCATAGCCTTAACCATTAATATGACTCTATTTTTTTCTTTCTCGGCTAACAATTTTACTAGCACTTGTTTATCTTCGTAACTTTTAGCATTGTCCAAAAACTCGGGAGGAACAGTTAGCTTGGGTTTTTTGGGTTTAAATTTTTTAAAATCATTTGCGTCGTCATCGTTCATTTTATTATTATTCTCCACGATATTTTTATTTTTAACTACACACTTTTACACCATACATTTTTTCGAACCTGTCTGCATCCAGGCGATCATTGACTATCGGCTCGCCACGTACATTCAAGCTAGTATTTAACAGCATAGGACAGTCTGTGATCTCGTACCAACGTTCCAGTAAAGATCTGATGCCTGAATTGGAATCTTTACCGACTGTCTGCACTCTACTAGTACCGTCCACGTGTACTATGGCAGGAAAGAGATCAGGTTGTTTACATTTTGCCACCACTTGCATATAGGGGCTTGATTTCCACCCACGCGGCATTTCAAAATAATTGTCCACAAGTTCCTCTAGAATTACTGGGGCGAAAGGTCTGAATTTTTGTCTACGCTTTATTTCGTTAACTCGATCCTTGATATCGGTACCTCTTGGATCTGCTAATAAACTTCTATTGCCCAATGCCCTGGGTCCAAATTCTGCGCGACCGCTAGCAACGCCCACAATGCCATCAACCAGTAAACTATCAAGAAGGTCATCAACAGGGTATGGACCAGGTATATTATTCCCAATATAAGCGTTAGTCCAATTAAGCTGACTCCCATAAGCGAGGGCCGCAGCACCAAGGCTACTACCAGCATCGCCGGGATTAGGCATAATCCAAATATTCTCAAAGTATTCTCCTAAATTTCTATTGGCTAGACAGTTCAACGCCACCCCGCCACTGTAAACTAAATTATTACTATTGTTTAGATTTCGAGCTCTTGAAAAAACTTTTTTCAGAATTCTTTCTGTCACTTTTTGTGCACAAGCGGCTATTTCTTCTTTTTCAAAAAAAGCTAGTTCATTTTCAGAGATTCCCAAATGTAAATTTAGTTTAAAAGAAGACTCGGCAATATCGTCAATGTATTTGCGTTCTAAAATACTATAATGGTAAGGACGAGCATAGGCGCTCATCCCCATCAATATATATTCTTCTTCGTTGGGTTTTAGCCCCACTCTTTTGGTCATTGCACTATAAAATAAACCAATACTATGTGGATACTTTTTTGACCAAAGCTTTTCATATCGGGCACGGCCGCCTACGAGTGAAGCATTCCAGATTGATATAGTATCAAACTCCCCAATGGCATCAATGACCACAACAGTGGCGCGGTCGAATCCACTGGTTTGGAATCCCGCAGCGGCGTGACTGAGATGATGTCCGTAGGTTTTTATTTTAAAATTATTTAAATTGATGGGGAGTTGTTGCTGTAGTATTTGTCTAGTAGTAAACTTGTCCAGTTCTAGACCTTGTCCACTATATAAGCGACGTAATTGTTTAAGCCAAGGTCGTTCAAAATAAGCTAGGGTATTGATGGGAAATGCAAAAGCATCACTTATTAAAGACTTATGTAAGTTGGGGTCGTTTTTTATTTTGCTGTAACGTTCACTGTGCCCAGCAAACAGTATGTCCCCTTGTGGACTAACGACACTAAGAGCAGCATCGTGATCACCCGCCGATATACCTAATATGTTCATAAACTTTATTAGCAATTAATTTATGCCCTTCGGGATTGGGATGACCCCGAGGCATTTTGGATAATTTGTTAGTCCACTCATCGGTACTATCAAACATTGTTTTATCTACAAACATATCCATATCAATATTTTTTACAAGATCTTGATGTAAATGATTAAATTTCATATGCAATTTATTTGCATTATGACTGATAAACATCACGCAGGGTATTTGTTTTAACTTACACATACCTTGTATTAAAATTATCTGTCTCAGCCAATTGGTATAATAGTACTCAGGCTGATCGTGCAATACAGTATACTTAATTAAATCTACTCTGTGCTGTAAATTGTGATCATTGACCCAGGGACTAATCCGTCCTCCCCAAACATCATATATTCCGTAGTTATCAGCTAATTCCATTCTTCCGGGATTGGTCCAGGAAATTACTAATAATTTGCAATCAGACAAAACTACATCTAGGGCTCTTTTTACTATCCTGGTATTTCCGCAAGCTTCTTTACCAAGATTCGTGACTTCTCGTCCCAATAAATTTTGCAATACACTGGGCCAGGCGTCTGCCCTATCTGCCAGTTCAGCACCGTACGTAAAGCTACAACCCACTGCATATATCATAATTTAATAGATAAAAGGGTCGCGCTTTCGTAGTTCTTTGAGTTTTCGTCTATACTTAATTTCTAGTTTAATTCTATTATATAAGTTTACTAACCATTTCATTTTTATGTCCCCACTGAGTATTTACTACTGAAGTCGTAGCCGGGTTTCATCATTTCTATTTGCTGCATTTCATAATCTGAATCTGACCAGCAGTAATCATATTCTTGTCGCACGCCATCAACTTCAATTGCCTGAATGTTTAGATGATTTCCCAATATTTTCCATATTTGCTGTGCATCAGTGGTACCAAAGCTTCCCATCAAATCCACTTGACCAATGGGTAAATACCCTAAACTTAATTTTGGATCATTAAGGGCTCTACCATTGCGGGTCAACCACTCCTTGAATTTATCCTGCTGTTCAGTATGCCAGTAGGCTGGTCCACCATAGACCACATCATTGCCCCATTCTACGTCGAACTCGCCACTGTAGAATTTTAGCTCAGTTATCGCCTCACAGACGGTGTCAGTTAAATCAGGAGCACCCTCATCTCTAAAAACTTCAAACAATGTTTTTCCAATCTGTGTCCAGTGCATATACACCCCACCTAGCACTCTATCGTAACCATTGATGGAAAATAACTCCCTGTGCTCATCAGTTAATAGATATCTTGGCGCTTGTAGAAAGGTAGTTATCTGGCTGGGTCTAATCCAGAAAGGAACAGTTTGTAATTTTCTCTGACTTAAAACATAGCTTTCTAATTCGTGACAGATATTATTAAGTTGCCTTATGGCATACTTGGTCTCGTAGTTTGCCTTCTTATAATAATCACTTAACTCCCAAACAGTACCTTGTAACACTTCAAAGTGATTGTGAAGCAAGTTAAAGACTTCGTGATTGGGACCTAGATCCTGATCATCGGTCCAGAGATCTTTTGTGTACTTTTCTGAAATTGTATAGGAATCTTTAAAAAAATTATTGATAGTATCAATGTGTTTGTTTAAATTCTCGGTAAGATATCCCAGATTCCTAGCAGTATAAGGGAATCCCATAAAGCAATAATTTTTTTCTAGGTGCTTATTATTATGTAATAGTTCTTTAAGTGCAAAGAGCCAATCCCGTGCAAGAACGTTGTCTGCAGGAATTATATTGTATTCTATAGTGTCTTTTTTATTCCAGGGATTGGATAATATTACTTTAACTAATTGTTTTGTACCAGTCATAGACATCTTTTCTTGTTGATAATATTTCTTCCAGGCAAGTACTAGCCTTGCGTCTTGATTCCATTTTTAATATTTGGTTTTTACCAGATGCTAGGTGCTTGATATAATCGTCACCATACTGTTCCTGATAGGTAGGTCTGTTTTTAAGTTGTACCAGTATATCTTTTAGTGACCCTGAAACTTGTGGTACAAGTTCATCTACCCAGGGGTCTAAAATTTCCCTGGGCAGAGCCAAGGGCGATAAGATTATATCTGGACTAAAACTAAAAATGACCTTGGATAGCACATCTACCCCTAGCGTTTGCGCGAGCTGCTGTATTTTGACAACTTCAAACATTCCGGGCAGAGTGAGCGTAAAGTCAATTCTGAGCTGACGTGAGTGAGTTCTGATCTCAAGTCCTTGACGGAAGTTCTCAAGCCACTGGTCGTAGTCAAGACCTGTTCTAATGTATTCTCCAATTGCTCCTGTACCGTCGAGGCTCGCACATATCTGCCAATCACGAAGCCCAGTAAGAATGTCACGGTAAAGATTAATACCGCGATAATTAATTCTAGATAAATTTGTGTTGTATCTTGCATAAACACGATGGCCGTCTCCTAATTCTATTATTCTTGCCATATAACGCCAATGTTGTTCATACATTAGTGGCTCACCACCCACCCAGTAGACCTCTTCCACTCGGTGCTCTTCTACAGCTCTTCTGAATTCTTCTTCGATTTGTGTGTCCTGAAAACTTTCTATTTTAACTCTGTTTTCAGATTTCATCCAATTGTTTTTCGGATTGGACCAGTCAATATCATTAAACTGTCGGCGTTCTGATTCCCAACTACTACTTAGCATATCGCCACACATACGACACTTAAAATTACATAGGTTACTGAACCTATAATCCCAACTAACAGGCTGCATAGTGGTGTAACCAGTGTTGTCTGTTTTAGCCATTGCCTCCGAATACTTATGCCCAAACAGTTGATTAAAATAACTACGGTAAACGTCGGTGTTAAGAAGTTTGTGGTTGCAGACTTCGCACTCAGGCAATTCTTGTCCTGACATCATACGACGTCTCACAGACTTCATATGTTCACTGTTCCAGTGTTCTTCTAGTGTTAGTGGACGATATTCTCCCGTGCCCGCATCAGTATCAATGTATTGTTGAAAGTTTTGCGCAGGTTCACGGCTAGCACAGCACATTCTTCGTTCAGTCTGCGGGCTTAGGTAGGTATGTACCCAGGGGGCCATACATAAAGTTTTGGGTTTATCTGACATAAGGGGTTAATTCAGGAAATACAGTTAACAAGTCTGTGCCACGATGTTGATCGTGGCGTTTGAAGAAACCTAAACTTTCCGCGAAACCACTTTCGTCTAGGTTAGTTGCATAACCCGTAGCGGCCTCAATTGACATTTTAGTAGTATTATTAACTGATAAGTTTTGTAGCATTTCGTATTTTTTATGCAAATGGTCACTTAACCCCAGTGGTAACCTCTGCGGATTCATAATTTCAGGATCATCCACGGAGCATAGATACAGATTTTCTATATCATTCTGTAGTGCCCAGGTGATTAAATCAGGATATCTTAATAGGGATAGATTACTAAACGCAGTCCTAATATTAAATTGTTGATCGCAGTTTTTTAAGATATCAATACCCGTTAATATCTGTTCCCAACGAGAAGGGTAGCGTAAATAATCGTTGACTTCGTTGACACCATCTATGCTAACATCTATATCAAAATCTTTAAAGTTTTCTTGTATCCGTGTCACTCGATCTGCTTTAATATTAGTGGCATTTGTAGTGAAATATAATTTTATTTTTTTAGAAAGACCACGTTGAATTAATTCTTCTATAAATTGAAACGTTACTTTATCATAAAACGGCTCTCCACCCAGCAAACTAACTGTGGAAAAATTATACTGCTCAATAATCTCTAAAATTTTATCTCTTTTATCTTGAGATATATCAATGAGCCCAATGTCTTGGTTTTTGTTTAATACTTTTATTTCTATTAGTTCTTTTATTCTGGGAAAGCTACTGTAACTACAGGGCAGACATTTTAAATTACAAGCATTGCTAGTAGAGATTAGAATTGTGCCATCATCAAAATCTCCCACTTCATAGTTTTTATCTTTTATGTTTTTACTAAATCTTAAACTGCTACCATATTTTTCTTCATTAGTTTTGCAGACTCTGCACTGATAGGGCAATTCTCCATCTTCCAGGTGAGCTCTTTGTAGTTCCAAAATTTCAGGATGTGTGAAATAATTATATATATTAATGTCAGAGGAAGACGGCAAATAGGGAGGGCAGGGTTTAGATCTACCATACTCATCTATTATCATACCTTCATAAGGATTTACACAAAGTGGTTTCTTATTCATATCCCATTGCCTTTGCTATTTCATAGTGTGTGTCTTTGAAGTTTTGATTTCTATATTGATCTGTTTGCTTCATACGACGCAAAAATTCTCTGCCATCACTACCTGACCCGTTCTCTATAAAGCGTATGACATTTTCTATTTCTCTTTGATAAAACTTACTAGACCAGAAAGTTGTTTTTAACTTGTTTAGGACTAACTCTTGAGCAGTGGGGGTCATTTGTTGTATACTCATATGATCTGGACTATGTAACATATTAAAATAAACATTATCAAAACCCTTTTTGTCAGCCCAGTCCAGTAATTCATCTAGGTAATAGACATTTTGTATGTTAACTGTAAAGCACAGCTGAGTGGTCAAATGAACACCGTCGTGTTGCTTGTAAGAACTGATAGCCATAATGTTATCATTCACCTCCTGCCATTTAGCACCGTAACGCTCATATTCGAATCGTTTGCCGACATTGTCAATGCTAAATGCAATATCCACACGACCAAAATGTTGCCAGACCCAGGAATCCAAATTAGGGTCAACTGTACCATTGGTGTTATAATGAATATCAATATTTTTACTATAGCCCTGATCCACGGCAAACTTTAATAGATCAAAATGTTCTTGAATTAGGAAGGGCTCACCACCAGTGAATTCCATATACTTTATGTTAGGCAATAACTCTTTAAGATTATTCCAAAAATTTGTATCCTTGTCCCTGGGCCAGGCGCCCTGTTTGAGCCATTGGTAGGCTACGTGCTTCTCCTTGGGTACATTGGGTGTATATTTTAATTCTTCATCAGCCCACTTACTGCTGCTCCAGCTTCCGCAGATTCTGCATTTTAGGTTACAGATATTACCCAACTTTAAGTCAACAAACCATAATTGATCTGGTACTAAGTTTTCCCAATCAACATTTTTGTAAAGCTCTTTCAGTCGTATTCTGCTATTAATTCTTTTGCTAGTCCTACCCGCGGCCTCTTCCTCCCAGCATAACTGGCAAGTACTGGGCTTTTCTCCCTGTAGCATTTGTTTTCTCAAGCCTTGCATATATGAACTCTTATATGCAGTCACTAAATCAGAAGTGCGCAAATTTATTTTTTGTCCATTATCATCCGTAATTTCTTCCCGGGCCAGACAACAAGGCCTCACTGTGCCCATAGGACTAGTCTCTATACTGACCCAGGGCAACATACAAATTGTTTCAGGTAGTTTCATATTTTTTTAACTCTTGTAATTCAGGAAAAACTTCAAAAAAGTTTTCACCACGTGTGGTATCCAATAATTTTACTTCATTTAGGAATCTAGGAAGTAAATGCTCGGCATTGTTTCCGTTGATAAAGTTTAAAAGTCCACGATATCCAGAAGTAGCACGTTTCAATGGGTCTATGGGCTCAAGCCAGGCCAAATGTTCGTTATATTTTTGAGTCAATTGAACTTTGATATCCGCTGGCAATATGTCTGCACGGTACCAATCAGGACCCTGGCAGACGTTTATGTTAAAATCTTTGGCATTGATTAGTCCCAGATCAGTCCATTCTCTATGAAAGTCAGGAACGTGAAAGGCATTCATAGAACTCACAGTGGCCGCAATATAAAAATCCACGTGCGGTACCTCTTGTATCATTCTCTGTCTATTATCCACAGTTTGATGCCATTTGGTACCTTTGCGCATAAGCTCTGCCCTTGCGCCGCTGGCATCTAGGCTAGCACCCACACTGACGTTTTTAAAATGTTTCCAAAATTCAAATACGTGCTTGTCCTTGAAGGCTAACTCACTAAAGTTAGTATTGTACTGTATTCTAATATCTGTTTTTCCGTGCTCCAATAACTTCTCCAGCATAAAATAATGCTCTTTCATTATCAGTGGTTCACCTCCAGCAAAATACACTTGTTCAAGATAGGGAATATGCGGCAACATTTGATCTAACATCGACTGTTCATCACCAGCAGCATATTCTATCCGCATCATTTCTCTACCCAATACATCTGGTTTTTTACCGTACTGTTTGACGTGTTCGTTATACCAGTTACTGCTAAAGATTGGCCCACAGGTTCTGCAACTAAAATTGCATAGATTACTAAATCGTACGTCCCAGTATCTAATCTTGAAATCTTGAACTGTGCCGTCGAGAGCTGTCTTTTCTACATCGTCAATATGGTGCCCATAGTTTCTATTACTGTCATATCTCATACTGAACAGTCCATTTTTTTCCTGTTCATAACATTTTTTGCACTGAACGCTGGGTTTTCCCTCCAGCATATTTTTTCGCATTTTGCGTAGAGGTCGCTGATTCCAGACTTCCTGCATAGAATTTTTTCTAAGATCTCCTATAGGATGCCAGTAATCAGCAAGGCAGCAGGGGTAGGCGCGACCGTCAGGAAAGGCGTGCATATGAACCCAGGGTAACATACAAAAAGTGTCGCTTTCGGTCAGCAAATGTTTTTGCTTATCAGTGAGCTTTTCTTCGCTTACAAAGAAAGGTTTGCGATCGTTATACTTGTAACCTTTATTATAAAAACCCTTTACTCCTTGATCTTCCTTATCCATTATATGCCCCTGTACCATTCTGCCAAGTCGGGAAACGTTTTTTCAAAATCTCTACCCCTTCTTTTATCAAACTGCACAAAGAAATTTTTAAAATCTTGCGCAAGATCTGATTTAATATATGTGACGTTTTGTTTGTCGTAATCTTGTTCTTCAAAAGTAATACCCTTGTGTGGAACTTCCACAGTCTTTAAGTATTCTGCCAAACGTTTTATTTGTACAATATCATCAGCATTAAAGTATTTTGAATTATCTGGATTGTCTATAAATTCCATTATATCATCACTGTACTTTACTCTTTTTTCCATTGGTAAAATAAAAATATTTTGAAAAGCTGGGAATCTCACAAAATTAATATATGAACTTAATTTTCTTTTACTGCGTGTTTCTTGTCTAAAATTTTTGGACCATATTAAGTATTCTAAATATCCATCTATGCTCACAGCACTTATTGTGCTTTGTAGATGAATTTTATCCACTACTTTTTCTTTTATAAGTCTACGTAGATTTTTTTCAAATTGCACACTGTCTAGACCATCTCTCACATACTCTGCTTTGGTGCCAATATTTTCTATACTCACCAACATAAATATTTCTTTTAATCTTGGTTTAGTTCGTTTTAAATGATCTATTAACTTATCCATAACATCGTCATCGTAGGATAAATTTGTAATAATACCTATTTTTTCTAAACTAGTATTTTCTTGTTCTGCACACCAATCCAGGAATCGCCATAGATAACCACCCATCGTGGGCTCGCCGCCAGTGAACAATATAAGTTTGAGGTGTTTATGGAGTTCCGTTTCCCACCACTTAAAGAAAGCTTCTATATAGGGATTATTTTCACGATCATTGTAGTCATACTTTACAGTATGATCCTGTGCACTGGCATATTGATCGCTACCATTGGTAGTTAAATTAGTATATGGGCCGTTATTTCTCACATCCTTGGCCCAACTGCTGCTGATATAGGGACTACAATAGGTGCAGGCCAGCTGACAGGTTCTATCGAAGGCTATTTCTAGTTCTCGTAATTGTACGTCTGAATCAGGGTCAGCATCAAAAGCTAATTTTAACTCCTCGGGACTGTAGTTCATACTATATCGCATCCTATCGGATATAGCTTCTGGATTTGCTTCTTCAATGACCCAACAAAACTGACAATTGATGGGCTTCTCACCGCGAAGCATCTGCGCTCTTTCAACCTTTTTTAATTTGGTATTATGAATAGCTGAGGGATTGGTTTTAATTTCTTCAGGGTCAATACTGTGTCCTGGATTGTGAAAGCAGCTCTGTGTGCCTCCCATCCAGAGTTGTATGGTAGCATAATACCACTTGTGCCCACAAAAGCTAGCTGACTTGGTGTCCAGATGTTTCTTTTTAAAAAATTTTATTTTCTGTTCATTCATAGAGTGTTATACCATTCCACCAAGGAGGGGAAACTAACCGCAAAGTCTTTTCCTCTACGTTGATCATACTGGCTATAAAAGTTTTTAAAGTCCATACGCAATTTTGAAAGTTCAAATGCTTCACTATGTGGAGTTTCCACTCGATCAAGATAATTTATCAATCTTTTCACGTGGGCGATTTCGTGCTCGTGCAGTCCTACGTGATTTTGCCAGATATCCAACCAATGCTGGAGCCTGCCTTTATATTTTGACTTGATGTCATCAGGCAATACTAGGGCACTCTGGAAGCTGGGAAACCTTAGTATATTTAAGGTAAAGTTTATACTGTCTTTACCAAAGTTACTTTTAAATTCCAACAATTTAGTTAAAAAATCTGGCAATGAATCCAGGCACAATGCATTGATAGTGCACATAACGTGCACCCCCTTGATTGTTTTATTGCGCACAAGTAATTCTAGATTTTTAAGCCATTGGTTGTAGTCCAACCCATCTCTAATGTACTCCGCTTGTGGGCCCACACTTTCATTGCTGGTGTAAATTTCTAAATGTGGTATTCCCTCGACCTTGTCTAAAAATTCTTTCAGTCTTCCTTCATCGAATCCCAGATTGCTGTTTATGGCCAGCTTGGTTGAGCTCTTGTTGTCGTTACTAGTATACCAGTCTAATAGTTTCCAGGTGTAACCAGACATAAGAGGCTCACCGCCGGTAATTCTTAACTCCTTTAGGCTCTTGTGTAAATCTGATTCCCACCAGTTAAAAAACGCAGTAATATAAGGGTTTTCTTCGCCGAACTTATAAAGTTGACTACTATCGTGAGTATGAGTAAAGTGGTTCCTACCATCACTAACCAAATTGACATAGGGTCCATTATTTTTAATGTCTCTAACCCAGGTGCTACTAAAGGCAGGATTACAATAAGAACAAGCAAATTGACAAGTGCGGTCAAAAGATATTTCAAGAGTCTGTAGGTTAACGTCACTATCCGACGGTAAATTAAATGCATATTCGAGATCCTTATCATCGTAAATAACTGTTTTGTAAACACGATCACTGACATTATTAACATCAGCGTCTTCAATCTTCCAGCAATACTCGCAGCCACGAGGTCTTTCTCCCTGTTGCATCTGTTTACGTTCTGCTTTTTTATGACTAGTATTATGCAGAGCACGTGGATTACTCATTACTTCTTGTTCAGACACGTGATGTGGTAAAGGATGATGGCAGCTAGTAGTCTGGCCACTGCCCAACCAAATGGTGGCATTATACCACTTGGCCGCGCACCAACTTTCACTCTTGATATCTATTACACGCTTTTTATAGTCTAAATAGGTTTCGTTATTTTGTTTTGGCATAATATTCGCATTGGCGCCAAAATTCAGACATTTCTGGAAATGATTTTAGAAAGTCTGTCCCCCGGCGGCGATCGTGTTCGTTAAAAAACTTATAAAAGTCAGCTTGTTGCATTGTAACATAATCTGGATCAAGATTGCGACCTTCATTCATCCAATCTATCACACGCTGTAATCTCTGTAACTCATAATCTTTGAATCCTTTAAATGGCCTAGTTGGATCTTCCAGATTCTTCATTATGAACACCCAGCTTTCCTCTAGAAGATCAGAATACACTTCTGGTAAAATTTGTAGACTCTGATGTGTGGGCTGCCTAAGTATGGGCGTATCAAACCAAACTCTCTGATAGGTTTTGCTATATATCTCTCTAAGTCCCATAATGGCATTAAACAACTCACGGACACCAGTTACATTTAGAGCATTCATTGTGATAATAAATGTAAGGCTGCTTCTATTGGGAACTTCATTTAAAAATCTATTTACATTATCCCAGAGCCTGTTAAAATCCAACCCATTTCTACCATATTCAGCTTTTCCCCCCACACAGTCCAAACTCACATACTGCATAAAGTGCTGTAGGTGTTTGGGTTCGTTGGTAGTTAATCTCTTTACATAGTCCAGATATTTTTCAAACAACTCTGGTTCTACACTGAAGTTACTGGTCACATCAAGATGTAGATCAGGACTGGGATTTTCCAGAACGTAATCAAATACTCTATAGGTATTGCGATCCATCAAGGGCTCGCCACCAGTCATCCTAAAGTGTTTTAGTTTCGGGTAGAGTTCAGGCCACCAGGACCAAAAGGCATCAACATATGGATTATCTTCACGAGCGGGGATAGGTTTTCTCCGACCCAGGAAGTAACTAGGCTCGTTATGAAGATTACTAGTGGGATATGCTCCGTGCCTAGCAATTTCGTCAGCCCAACTGCTACTAAACTGAGGGCTACAATAACTACACTTAAGGTTACAAGCGTGATTAAAATTGACTTCCACATAACTTGGTATTTCATTTTCTTCTCCGGTACTATTTACAATACGATCAAAATGTTCCGCGGCCCAGGGTTCGCCGCTGCGATAGTGCCTGTCACTTAAATTACCTAGGTCTTCTTGTGTCCAGCAATAGCTGCACTCTTGTGGGCGTTCGTTGCGTAGCATAATTCGACGCTGTTCTTTTTTGTGCGGTGTATTATGTAATGCACTGGGATTGTCTTTTAGCAAGGATGCGTCTATTTCGTGTAGCGGGGGATGATAACAACTATTTGTTAATCCTGTGGGCAAGTGAAGACTAACCTGTTGCCATTTAGCTAGGCACAAACCTTCCCCCAGTTTGGATTTCATTTGTTCTGCTGCTGAAAGAAAATCGCTTGACATTACCAACCCTCAATTCTACGGATGACGTCTAGTTCAGTCATCATTACTTCAGTGTTTCTCTGCCCAGTACTATAATGATGCTTGAAAAATTTACTTTGTTCAGGAGACAAAGTTGTTATAGGTAACCCCAGTCGATTTTTTAGAGAATCTTCAATGTTTTGACAGCCCACTAGTGGATCTTCCTTGCCAAAACTATCCCAGAGTTTTTCTAACATATCAAAATCTTGAACGTGATGGTGATCCCATTTTTCCAGCATAATCATATATGTGCCCAGTCTGGCTCCATACATTGCCCAGTAACCATTTTCTACATCTGCTCCCACACTCTGCCAGATGCATAGATGATCGTAATTACGATTGTTAACCTTTTGTTCGAACTCTTGTAGTGTCGGTTTGTGTCCGCGATCTAGACACATCTTCACTCCTTCACGAAACCCAGCACGCCAGGCCTGTTTGGCACTGCCGTTGGGATAGGTGGTACTATAACAATTATGCATCGCAAAATATTTTGGATCAAAACAAAACTCCACCGATGTTTCTTCTCTGCCGTCGGAGTTTTCGTGAGTACGCATATTGTTGACAAATTCGCGGCTCCAGACACTGAGACCACCATTACCATACCTTAAACCATTGATGACATTTCTGGCTTTCCAACGGAAGGCTGCACCCTGGTATTCTGGTTTTAATGTCAACTGTAGGTTAAAAAATTCTGGATCAGGTAGGTTATCACCATCAATTAATACAAACCATTCAGTGTCACTGGTGTTGGCTGCGGCCTTGTGAGCAGCATCAGACCCCTTGATGCCATCAACCCTCTTGGCCCAGGGAATCATATTTTGTATCTTAACCCAAAAGTCTTCCTTTTTGGGTTCATCATAGGTTAAGAAAATTACATCTAGGTCAGCAATATCAAGTGTGTCGATGTGTGTAGTCATAATAGTCAATGTGTTCAAAATCTTCAAGGTCGTTTTTTTCTAGTACCAGGGCTGCGTGTCCTGGCACTGTGGGAATACCGGTACTACTTTTTTTAAGTTTTCTTTTTAGCTCAACACTGTGCACAATGAGTTCAGCTACTCTATCCTTAATGTGATACTGGTGATAATTATGATATATTTCTTGTTCAACAACTATATAAGGTAATTCTGTCCCAGGATGGTTTATCATACTGCACATTTTGATATCACCATTTTCATTATAGTACCATCGATATTCAGGAATCTCAGGTCTATAATCCAGGTGCTCCTGGTAGGCTGCCATCAAGGCTTTAAATAATTCCTGCTCTGCGTTCATAGTATTCGATTAATTCCTGTGTGGCATACTCTTTTTCGTAATAGTGAACTGGCCAATATTGATTTACACCATTAATACGTATCATATCCCCGTCACGTTCACTCATAACTGCATCATACCAGGGTATGCCCACATTGTAGCCATTTATTTCTGGTTTCATATGTGCAAACTTTATAAAATCCAAACTGGGCAGTGTGACATTTTCCACCCCAATCATCTGTGCTGTCACCGCATATAATACATCAGTACTAGGCACATCTTCGCGACAATTCTTTAACACTTTATTTTTTAATTCGTCCCAGTGTTCTCGAATTTGATTGGCTGTTCTAAAAAAATTAGCGCCAGTATGAGAAAATCTGAAATACATCAGCCCAGTGTATACATCAGGTAATGAATTACTGTCAAAAAATCTTCTGTATTCTCTACTAGTTGCTGGAATTCCCAGACTGGTTAGACAACCCAGAGGCATTAATACATCGCGAAGTCTAAAACTTGGTAACCAATGATCTATGCTGCTAGTAAAAAGAAGATCACTTTCTAACTTGATAGTTTCTTTAAAAGGCGTTAGGCTAAATGTCTGGCACTCGTTGGCCAGTCTCCATTTAGAGTCGTCAGAATTATAATTATTTTCGATCTCAATGACGTAATCAAAAACTCTCCGATGCCGGTCAGTCAGTAACTCTGCTGTTTTTTTATCAACCACCACCGCATATTTGTTTTGCTTTTGTGTGCATTTAACATTAAGAGCCTGCAGATAAGCTAGACTCAAATAGTCTACCTCTGATGTATTTTCGGCTATGGTTAAAAAACCCAGTTGTTCTTTATGCTGCATTACTAATATATTGTTCTAAAAAATTATTAAAATTGTCTGATAACAAATACATCTTGTCCATAACGTGTATGTCCTGTATGGGAGATATCAATGCTCTGTCCCTTGTTCGTATTACTATTGAGTTATTGAGACTTTCCATTGCCTTGATTTCATTATCAAAAGTAAACATCGACCAGGGTATTCGTTTATTTTTCTCTAGTTTATACCCGTTGATAACTAGATCCGCGATGGCGAAGGCGTAATCATTTCTATAACTCTGATTAAAAATATTAAACATTGCACAGTAGTAACTATATCTATTTTCTATCCTCCTTACCAAATCAAATAAACTTTGGCTTACTGGTGTTCTATTAAAAACAATCACGGTGGCCCAGATATAGTTTATACTGCCGCGAGCCATTGGTTGTGTCAGTGTTTCGTACCCATTGTAACTATCTCCCATAATTTTATAGTCGAAATCAGCATCCATCAATTTGGCAAGATTATCTGTGAGAGGCAAATAATCAGCGTCAATTAAAATAGTGGTGTCGTAAGGACTGAGCTCGTAGGCACTGTATCTGCTTTTATTCCTCCAAGCCCAGGCCTGGTTATTATAATATTTGGTATTAGAATTATCTAGTGCATCAATGTTTATAATCTTATCAAATAATGAATTTTGGTAATCTTGAGAATCAGTGATCAGAGTTACAGGAAGTGCTAGTGTATGCTGCACTAGTTGTGCACATCTCGATGCTATTTTTAGGTAATCTATTTGCTCAGTATTACTGGCAAACATAACCACTCCTTTAGACTTTTCTGACACGAGTTATTTCCTGATATTGCTGATGCCAAGCGTTCATTTGTACTTGATAGTGTTGCCGGGCTAGGTCGTAGAATTCAGTTCGATTTACCTTTACTGGATTTTCATAAACGTCTGCCAGAAATAATTCCTCATCAGGCCAGGTTGCCACAAAGGATAATAATTCGGGAGTTGCCAAGAACATCCCGCCATTATAAGTAAAATGCAGATTGGTTTTTATTGCTTCCCTGATTAACTTTTTGTTTATCTGGATATCAGTTGCTTGTCGCACTGATTCCGCTAGCTGACTTATTGAATTCATAATTTAAATGTGATAAAGGCCTACAGTAGTATACTATAGGCCTTGAGCAGTGTCAATATTTTATTGGTAATTGCTTTTAGGTAATTGTTATAGTACCCCAAGTGTTTGCCAAGAAAGTTGTTTCTGGTGGTACGATATCGATTCTAGTAGTAATGGTACCAGAAATATCATCGCTAGTAGTGTCTGCACCAGATTCAGCAGACTGGAATCCTTGGTTGATTGTGTAGGTAAAAGTTAACACATTACCCACATCCAGGTAGGTGGCGTCCTGTTGGCCATTGGTTCTTAGTCTTAGGGTAACGTTACTATCAGTATATTGAGCTGTAGTGGCTGTTGCCTGGAATAAAGTAACGTTAGATGAGGTCAATTGCCAGTAGCCCACGTTAGTTGTGTCAGTGACTGAACCGCCACCAGTGCCTGATCTTGCAGAAGCATTGCCACCGCGAATAGTCTTGGCAGTCATCATTGGCTGGAAAGCCACGAATGTCGCGCCCCTTGAGGTGGAGTCAGTTCTAGTAATTGCAGGCACATTGAAAACAATGGCGCCACCAGCATTAAAGAAGAATCTGGCTGCATCTGGACTGGCAAAGCTTACTGTCCTGGTAACGTTTACAGTGTACAGTGCAGAAGAAGTTGTAGAATAAGAAGCGTTGGCATTGGTGCCAGTAATAGTTGTACCCACTGCGCTGTAGTTATTACGATTGGTATAAGCTGTGGTTAAGTTACCAGTGACCTGACTGTAAAAAGTAATAGTGTCACCAGCAACAGGCAAAGTGGTAATAATGTTTGCACCAGAATCTTGATGTCGACGCATTTGGTTTAAATCATTAAAAAACTCTGACCATTGAGTAGCAGTAACAGTGTTGCCCACTGTTACGTTTGCAGGCACTACTTGTCCATAGCCGCTGTCACCTTTTCCTCTACCCCAGACAGTGGCAAGTTCTCCGGATATTTTGGCGCCGGCATTACTTCCTATAAAACTATTATAGTCAGATGCTTGAATTAAACCAGTTTGTGCGTAAGTCATATCTTATTCCTAAAATTTCTATTTAAATATTTATTCTAACGATAGCCAGCACTGTATTTTCTCCCTCGTCTTTTTTATCTTCAAGAGATCTACCTATAACGTTAAATGGGGTAACTTCCTCAGATTTGGCGGCACGGGCCAGACCGTTTCCTGCAGATACCAAGCGATCTCCTTTGGAGACAGCGCCAATGGCTCTTACTGGGACGCGACCTGATAGTACTACCGCAGGATGTGATTTTTCGTCACCAACTTCTGAGTTCATTAAGTATGCGGGAGCAGTACTGATTACTCCAAGAACATCTTGACTCAGTTCTTGTGTTTCCAGAGTGACTTCATAGAAACCACCCACACGCACTAATGTGCCAGGTTGGTAAACATTATCTGCTGCAAATCTTTCGGCCAAGTCAGCGTATTCGGCTGAACTAGCTCTACCTTGGAGAGTGACTGCTGTAATAGTGTTAGCAAATACATTACTAAAGTATCTAGTACTACTACCTATTGTACCACTTATATTAGATGCAGGTATTACATTACTGGTGTTTATAGTTACATTACCAACAACTACACTGGAAGTTGCGGCATAGGTGGCTGCTTGCACCTGTGTATTAGAGTAAATTCTCAGTGCTTCTACACTGCTACCAGAATTGACGACGTTTACTGCAATGTCACCGCTGTTAACGGTGTTTTGTAACCTTACTAAACTGGTTGATCCGCCCACAATTCGGAACTGGCTGGCATTACCAAAACTTACACCAGCCTCATTGGTAGAAGAAAACTGTATGGCGCCGCTCAAGACTTGGCCATTGCCTGTTGTGGTGACATAGGCGTTGGCATCAATATTACCTAGTTTATCTGAATTAGTGGCAGTTCCGACTAGTTTAACGTTGGCACTGCTAAATGTGAAACCTGTATATAAGTTGGCATTAGAACCAAAAGATGTCGTAATGTCCGTGGTTAATGTGCTGGCATCTGACCCCATTGTGAAATCACTGCCGCTCAGGACTGCCACAACATTGCCATCAATATAGAATGCTGTGACAGTTTTACTTGCCCCCACACTACTATCAACTGTACCAGTTACCGTGCCACTGGTGCCGGCATTACTACTAAATGTGCTTTCACCAACTTTGACCCAGGCGTTGCCATTGTAAATTTTTAGTGCTTTGTTAGCTGGATCTGTGGTCTTGTCAAACCAAAGGTCGCCTTCTTTGACAGTGGCTGAAGCTGCTACTACATTACTGATAGTCAGCTTGGCCAGACTGTTAAATCGAGTGCCATCATATACTTTAAGTGACAAGTTGGCTTTATCGTACCATAACTGACCGGTTAAAATATTTGTGGGATTGGGCTGCGTATCGCTGGCAAAATTTTCAGTAATTCTTAGAAAATTTTGATTCAGGGCTGGGCCGTAATCTGCTGAGTTTTTACCAATGAACTGAACTACATAGTCAGTGGTAGGAGTAACTAGACCTGCACTAATTGACAGTGGGGTGCCGTCTTGTTTATTAATTGTATATGCCATTGTTCTAATCCAATAATAAGTGTATTTATCCCTAGTCGTTAAGCATTGCTTGTGAGGTTAGTCAAACTTTGAATTCTTATAGTATAATCAATTTGAATTAACCTGTTCAGCGCCTTCTGAACTGGATGAAATATAACGTGTGTGAGTAATCTTCCTGTTTTTTGCACAGAGCTTTCAGTATAGGGATCATTTGACACTATACCAAGCTCGTCAAATACGAAGTCGCCGCTTAGAGTAGCACTATTGTCAAAAGCAGCTTGTCCAGCAGGCTCTGAGTAATCCAAGAGGCAGCTGATAAAAATATCCGTGTAGACTGTGCCGTCGGTGTGGCGCACCTCTACGAAATTTTTGGCTGTATCTGTATTAAGTGGGCTGTTATTGTCCACTACTTTAAAATAGGTTTGGTTGTAGAGATCAGCGTTTCTTCCGTCGCTGGTATTTGTTTTAGTTGGCAAATACGTCACTATACCCGTGCTGTCAATGGCTGTGGCGCCGTTGCCAAAGGCCATAAGGTAAATAGTACCCAACCCTTTGTTGGCGAAGCTCTTGGCCAGGGCTTCACTCATATTTTCAAAATGAATAGCATTGGACTTGTCAACAAATACTTCCGCAGTGACAGGGTCAAATATTTTAATATGCCCCATCATCATAGTATTATTTTTATCAAACATCACTTAGTTTCCAGTTTCAACAATGGTTTGCCCCGATTCGGGGTCAGTTATCTTTAGAAATCCACGAACATAGATGCCGCTAAGGTCATCTGGTTTTGTCTCGGGTGTGGGTTTTTCCTGATCTCTTTCAGTATTTTCATTATTTATCATAATATCATAGCCCAGATTTTATGTAATCCCTGCTGGTCACTGTTCTCTAAACTCTTGGCAAACACTGCATTGGAGTCATAACTTTCAGTTAGATTACGAACAGATACAGCGTACCCAGCTACGTCACTGGTTACAAGTAGATCACCTTTCTGCACTGGTCCTTTGACATTGACTGGGATTTTCCCACGTAGTGCAAGCGGTAGACCTTGTTCGTCACCATTCATCAGATATGCGGGATTAGTAGATATAGCGCCAGCCACACGGGTGTCTGCGTTGATCGTTGTCACTGTAATTTCTGCACTACCTCCAAAAATTACCACAGTGCCAGCGTCATATTGTGAGTCAGGTACATATATCTCTGCTAAGTCAGCGTACTGTGCACTGGTGGCCTTGGCGTGCAAAGTATTAAATCTATTATCAATCTGCCCAATGTTGCCAATGTTACTAGTGCCTGTTTTAACAATCTGACTGACTGTTAAACTTGTGGCGAACTCGCCAGTGGGGGCCACTACACTTGTATTTGCATTTAAATTAGCAGCAGTGATATTTCCATTTGCAGACAAAATACCAGCACGTACATTACTGGAAATTACTGTGCCTATTAGGTTACCAGCTGTCACATTAGTAGCTATGACAAACCTTGTATTAATAGTTGAAATGTGAGCATTGCTGAACCAATTAGCTGTGTTGCCTATGTTGGCCACATTCGCCGCAGTGGGCACAATAGCGTTGGCTGTAAGTGCAAATAAATCAATATACCCGTTTCCTGCAAATATATTATTGTATCTATTAGTTGTATTACCCAAGGTCCCAGATAGGTTTGATATGGGCGACACTTCTGCCAGTGTAGTTACATTACCAGTCAAGGTACTTGTTGTGTTAACAATGAGTTTATCAGCGGTTATGTAATTGCTTATGGTTGCCACAGGTGTGGTCAAAGTTGTATTTGACAGTATGCTGGTTGCTGTTAACACGTTTCCATTGATATCGCCCTGTGCTGTCAAAATTCCCTGCAGATGTATGTTGCCAGCCACGCCCACGCCGCCTGCCACCCTTAGGGCACCAGTAGTACTAGATATAGAGTTAGTAGCATTACCGACCACAACCTCACCAGTGGAAAAAGTACCCAAAATACTGTTAGCACTAATTACACCATTTGCATTACTTGCTCCTGAACCGAACCAAGTTAAGTAATTTGTGTCTGGCTGTAAAACCAGTGCAGCAACATCAGGGGCAGCGTTGGCCACATAATAAAGTCTTACACCCACGCTTTTATTATTTGCTGTGATTACATTGGGCAGGGTAAGATTAGCATCTGTTTGCACTTCGATCAAGTTGCTAGCTGAGGATACTGATGTCAGTGTTACAGTAGTTTGATTGGGGGCAAAAAGTGTTCCATTTACAGTAACATTACCAGAGTATGTAATATCCCCAGTGGTTATGAAGCTTTTTAAGTTGGTCAAACTTACCTGATAGGTCATTAGGTTACCAGTGGTAAGATTCGACGCTACCACTGGAAGACTGCCTCCCGTGGACACCAAGGTTGCAACTGATACGTCATCATTGAGTTGACTAATTTTTACTGACATTTTTTATTCCAATCGTTTCTATATTTATTTGTATCTATAAACTGCATATATTAACTGGTTAAACCCTTGATGAATCTAATATATGGGGTATTACTATTAAATATTCCCGTATTAGACGCTGGTGCGTTGGCCAAAGTCTCAACTGTGATATTTTCCAAACTAGCTTCAGTAATTACCACCACATTGGATTCAGTTAAAATAGGACTATCAGCGTATCCTTGTTCGTTGAATACTCCAGTACGGACAGCATTATTAACTGAGGTAAACGTATAGGTAATCGGAGGACCAAAATTAGCCCCTTCAAATCGTTTCCCAAACTCAACACCAGCTACATTTACTCTCGTAAAAGCAATATTGTCTCTGTCAGCCTTGTCTACACCTTGAACTACATCAACATTGGCACCCATATCATAGACAACTGTGCCGGCACTGTGTGAGGCCATACCAGTACCAAGAGTGCCGCGACGAATGTTACTTAGTGTATGTGTAGCAGTGTCCACATTCCAGAAAGTAATGCGTTCACCATTTATGTAAATTACCCCGGGTATTCTGCTTGTGGGTGTGTTAACTGGCAATGACAACACTGCGCTGTTTGCAACCACAATGGTGTTGGAGTTTGCAGTAATATCTGAAGCCAATGTGGTTCTGTCTAGCACATAGTCTGCTCTGTAATATCTATAAATGTCCTCACCGTCCTGAATCTCAGTGAATCTAGGAAGGTTTTTATAGGACTGTATAGACTTATGAATTCTATAGCTAAACACATTGTTAGTTGTCTCCCAGTAGGGACGAGACAGTCTTGGATATATGATCGCTGGTCTTAAGTTACCACCAGTGACTGTGATCACAGGGTTATCCAGATATCGTAGACCTGGCTGACTGATGGATATTCCCACGATTGATCCCAGATTGTCCAAGATAATACCGTCTGTGGTTATTGTAGCAGTCACCAAAGCATTTCCAGAAGTTACAGTGACATTTACCGAAGAAATACCATCCTTGGTATAACCAAGACCGCCGTCTTCAATGAATACCCCATCAAGAGTCATACCAATGGAATTATACCAGTTAGTGTACTCAGACGACAACGGGTCAACGTTCGCAGTTGTGATAGTCATTACCACGGAATCAAACATCCTACCGGGAACTAGTTCTTCTGGTGAATGGCTGTTGTAAGGATCTACGTAGTCCCCACCATCTATTTCTATAACACTGGCGTTACTTGAAAAACTAGTATCAAATGCGGTGTTGGCCAGTGGTGGCCCACCATCAATGATTCTATCCAGCAAGTCTTCATCAAATACAAAGACGCCATCTTCATTTCTAGCCTGAGCATCAAAGTTATCTTCGTCAAACTCATTAGAGCTGACATCGAATCCACCGGACTCTGAAAAATATGGACTATCTAGCAACACTCTAGGATAATCTATTCCTGACTGCAATAATGCTAGATTTTTTCCAGGTCTTCCAATGTCAGGATTGTAGTAGGCAGTGATTCTGTCGTTAGCGTTGTCAAAATCCCCGCCGCTTAATTCAACAAGATTTTCTGAGCTAAACAGACTGGTACTCGTAAATCCAGTGCTCACACGGTAGGCAACATTATTAAATGTCACAATGTCATTCTCACTGAATACAGTATTTGCTGACCAGGTCAACACATTGCTAGAGTAAGTTATTCTATCGTAGACTAAAGTAGTTTTAATCTTTCTCACTGTTTTATTATCTAAAACAGGATAAAGTCTAGCAGCGTTACCACCAAAACTTAAAGTGATATTTGGGGTAGTATAATAACCGCTACCAGGATATGTAACTATCACGCTGGTCACACTGCCATTGGCAACCAGTGCTCGAGCTCTTGCGTCGTCATTGGTCATACTACCTGAGAAGGTAATAGTGGGCGGGTCAGCATAACCAGAACCACCATCAACCACCCTCACTTCACTCACATAGTAATCGTGATTGTTTTTCCAGTAAGAGTTAACGCTGGTATTCAGAGCATCAAGGTCCTGTGGATATACTGAACCACCAGTGGCGAAGGACGTGGGGCTTCGGAATAATCCCAATTCACCATCATAGTAGGGCACAACATCAAAGTCTGACACATTTAAATTATTGTTTTCTGTTTTTTCGTAGTTAAAAACATATTCTCTAATAGTTGACCTATAGGGCTTAACTTCTTCAACATATTGTTTATAGTTGTCTTGATTATTTCTACGATACAGTGGAAGTTCTTCAAGGTTAGCAACTTTATGAATAATATTAATAAAGCTAGTTTTAAATGCCCAGTCCACCAGCTTCTGTTCATTGAATATGTAGTGAACAAATACAAAGAATAACTCAGTGAATTTCTGGCTTAGTTCATTGATAAAGATGTTATTTCTTAAAGCTTCTACAATAGTTCTCATTTCCACAGTGGGAGTTCTGTCGAATGTCGAACTTTCAAAACTTCCAGTATCAAAACTATACCCGTATTTTTCGTAATCGTAAAGATTATCCTTGAATTGGATAGTTCCTGACTGTATACCAATAATACGTAAATCTTGATCGGTCACTAGTAAAAGAATCCATTTATTTTGACCGTTATTTTTAATTTTTATTATGTCACCAGTGGTCAATCTACTGGTTATATCGTTTAAGTTGATGGTAGCTTCAATGGTAAAGTTCGGAACTGTCAGTGCACTATAACCAACTGCGTACCAGTCAGTGTACTCCCAATAATCTGCAACATCATAACTCTGAATGCGCAGTAGTCTCCAACCATCAGTTCTTAGATTTTCGTACAGAGCCCAGTGATTGCCCACTGTGGAATCGTTAACTACGAGGACACGATAGCCCAAGGGTGTTGTCAGAGGATTTACAAATCCAAATTCTAGATTGTTTTCACAGCGCAGATCGTACTCACCAAGAGTAATGTCAGGAAGTGGTTCGCCACCACTGATGGACTCCAGATCAAAACCGCGAGTAACCACGGTCTGCTTGAGTACTTCATTGACGTAGTCAACCATATTAGCAATAGCTTGCTCACGCTTGACGAACATAGTTTGTCTTGGTCTGTTGCTGATACCGTATTTTAACTGAACTGGCAGAGCAGCATCGGGAACAATATTATCGTAGACATCAACCCCACTAAGACTATCAAGTAATTTATTATAGATTACTTGTGGTATGTTGGCAGGTTTGTCGCCCGTGGGTGACAACAATGAAAACTCACGATGAATAATATCTTGATTAATTTTGCTAGCATAATCAATATGAAGAATAATTTTGTCTGAAATTACATCTTCAAATATATTAAATAACGCCACTGCGTCATTACGCAGAGCGGCCAGGTACTTGATACCACTTCCCTTGGGGTTTCTAATATAATCAGTGACAGTCAAGCAAGATAATTTTCTTGAAGCAATCTGTGGCACGGAAATTTTATTTTTGACCCAGAAATAGTATTTTACCACTGCTAGGTTGGTCACTGTGTCAATGTAGTTAACAGATACATAGGTATCAGTGTACTTGACCTCACCATCACCGTTTAATGTAGCATACTGACTGGGAGGATAATCGCTTTCTACCCACTCATAGACGTCTATGCTACTACCTTCAAATTGTGCTCCCCAGTTATCTGTTCTGTATTTTATGGATCCTTGTTCATAATCTACATATCTTACAGTGCCTAGGTCCCACCATAGCTGCCCCACTTGTTCTCGGCCCCACTGGAAATTCTGACTCAGTGTAATGTCAGATCTCACAGAGTTATTATAGACTGCTGGATCATAATCAGTTTTATAGGTGAGTTCTTGTTCGGCTTGGCCAAGTATTTTGCCCTTGATTGGGTCTATGTAGTCTAGGTAGTACACAACTTGGTTAGTATCTTTGTTATAAAGATAAGCTTTTACTATGCTGTTGATATCAACTCTGCCCTGTTTGCTTTCAACTTGATCCCAACCCTTGCTGCCAGTGTTGTTTTTAAAATAGAACACGCTACCGTGGTATTCTTGGGGATTTACTGTAGAGGTAAACGAGCTACTGTCTTGTGTGGCCCCAACGAATAGACTATCACCACGAACTGCCACAGCACTTCCAAATTTAATGTCAGTACTAAAGTCTACATTTATATCAGTGGGTATTAATTGCTGTGTTAGACTAAATTTACCTGGATATTCTATACTCTGTCTGCTGTCAGACAAATATTGCATTAACCATACTGCACCACTGTCAAAATTATCATTGAACGTAGTGCTACCATCGTCAAAAGTAGTAGCTTGATCTAACTTATCCAAGGTAGAATCTGTGAAGTATTTTGTAGCTGGAGTAGTTTCAGCCAGCGCAGGATATACATCAAAAGTAGTTTCTTTATAGGTCTTGGCCTCGGGACTACCCACTACTAACCCATCACTTGTGTCAGTGATAGCTATAGTATATCCGAATCTATCGTAAGATGTTGCTGTGGGATTTTCTATAATTTCCACGTCCTTGAATATGTCCAGACCTAGATAGGTTATAGGACTGGTGCCACTATGTGTGCTTGGCAGGACTCTCAGTCTATCAGCAACGATGACTGCGTCACTGTTAATTTTTAGGTATCCGTTGTAATTAGACGCAGTGATACCCGGAATGCGTGTATTGTTTATGTCGTTGACAATATTGTTTAGAGTTGTACCTGTGAACTCCACCACAACGTCATTGATTCTAATAGTGTCCCCAATGACAGCGGTTGGGTTAACCACAGTGCCAACGATGGTACCATAGACTCTAGATTGGTTTAGTAGTCTATAAACTCTTCCCACTTCAAACTTATTGTCACTGCTAAAATAAGGCACACCAACATAGACGCTGCAATTATAAGGGCAAATATCCACACTATAACCATATTGGTCATCTGTGGCAACATTGTCAGTTCCTTTCTTGGTACCTATTAATTCAAAGTTGTTTGATTCAACTTCAATGGTACTACCATTTGCTGGCTCAGTGATAAATGACACTGTATTACCTGACACTGTATAGTCAACATTAATTGTTTGTAGTTGTCCAGTTACATAAACCTTGTTTTTGTTGTCCAAGCTATGCAGGGAAACCACGGTGAAGCTGACATTACTGGTGGTTTTATAAAAACGTTCCACACTTCTATCTAGTATACTAATACTCCCTGAGCGTGATATACCATCAACATCATCAGCAGGAGCACCAGCCACAAGTTGTCGGCCATCAGTACTGGTAGCCACAGACCAACCAAAATTACTATTGGCGTTTCCAGACACATTAGCATAATATTCATAACCTGATTTCTGTGTTACGGTTAGATTACCATAGTTGCCAGCAGTATTAATATTAAATGTGAATGACAATACGTTTCCAGCTAGAGTATAGTCACGATAAGGAGTATAAATGAACTCCCTATCTTGAACTACCAGGAAGTCTTGACCGGCTGGTGTAAACGGTAGAGTGAAACTATTACTGCTAACAGCAACTTGCGCTGAAGTATAGCTTGTTGACTCGTCGTCTACGTCCCTGAATTGATAGATATAGACTTTATCTTCTCCAGGTGCACCTACATACAGCCAATTATCGTCATCACTAATAGTGATACTATGACCAAACATAGATGTTGTGTTTACTGGAGAAGCAATTATACTACGCTGTGCCAGTGCACCACGTTCGTCCTGATCAAATACAACCACTGCCCCACGATTATTTTTAGTGTACGGAGCACTGGCAATAACGATCGCATCACCATTGGCCACGTCGTGACCCAGCCCCACTAGATCCTTGGCATTGCTGGTTATTGAACCAGTTTCTATATATTGATCATATTTGTTTCTGGCAAAGTTAACCACGTTGCCGGTTACACTATTTGTTCCAGGACGGCCAGCGGTCAAGTACTTACCAGTACTAGATAAACTCAAAGAACTACCTAGATAACCCTGGTTACTAAGCACACTTTGTTTTAAGTTGTTTTCCAGTACCCAGGGCTCAGATTTTTCATAGATAGACCATTCATCAGCTTGGTTACCATTCTCTATGTAAATCTTGGTACTAGGAGTCCATTGCAATTTTCTACTAGGAACTTCGCTTAGATATCTAAACTTGATGCTTGAAAGTTTTAGTATTTTAACAAAATCTACCTCTGCACCGATAAATCCAGTGAGGTCAAAATCACCAGTATATTCAATTACAAAATTTGTATCATCAGTTACAGATTTAATTTCATACAATCCAGAAAAATTATCTATTCCATTTAAAATAATGATATTTTCTTTGGCAAAATTATGCTTGTCAGAAGTGGTCACTGTAAGTTGCCCGCCAAGACTATTAGTAATGTTGACAGTAAACACCTCTGTGTTGGTAACTTCGTAAATATCCCAAACTTGTTTATAATTTTTTGCACACCACAATGTTTTGCCAACATCCAGAATGTCCAATTGCTCTTGGGTCAGCAATGTACTACCAAGATCAAAAACCTTTACATCTATCTCATCTATCTTGGCGAAACCCACAGATTGAATATCTTCGTCGTAGTCGCTAGATTCGTTTCGATCCAGGAATATAGGGAATTCAAGAGTATGTGTTGATGTTTTATAAACACTGTTTTTGTTTGTGTACGTTTCTGAATACAGAGCACTGCCATTAGCACCAATTACCAAACTCGCTGGGTTATTTTTTAAATACTGTTCCTGTAGCTGTATTTCAATATATCTATTAGTATCCAGACTTCCATATTCGCCTACTTTGAAAGCCCAGTCTTCGTGAAGTGTTATATTGCTGGTGTTGTCTTCAAAACTCAGCTGTTTTAATGCGTCAATGGCTCGCTTGGTACCTTTTTCTCGTATAAAGCCTTGATAGAACTTTACCTGTGATGTATCATTGATACCCAGATTATCCAGATAACTTCTATTTCTATATCCTATTAGGCCCAGGCTGTACTGATCAAAAATATTGTCATCAGTGACAGTGTCTATATCATAGTAATTTTCAGCGAGCCCTGCCATTGTACCAAAACTGTTTAATAAACCAGTCTTGATTCTTGACTTGTCCACTGGCAACCATTCTGTAAACTTAAATTCATCGTTGGCCACAATGTTATCTTTGGCAGCATAATAAAAGTTTTTATACTCTACGAGATCTCCACGACGATAGTCGGTACCCGAAGTCCAGCCGGGCACAGTCTCTCGGTTATATACAAAACCTGGAATTTCAAAAGAACCAGTCCAATCCTGAGTTTTACTGCCCACTAGTTTAACTCTGAACTGGCGCTGGCCCGTGGCTGGGTCGTAGATAACATCGTTAAATTGTGATTTATTATTGAACACCATCGCGTGTTCATATTGCACAGTGTTTAACTTTGCCAGAGCAATCATTGACTGGTTGTTATCTAAAATAATATTACAGTTATTACCCACGCGAGAAATACTGTAAGCATCATAATTCAGTGTCTTGAAATTCTGATCGACGACCCTACTGTTCCAGGGATCATTAGAAATTTTGTCGACCACTGTGGCTGAATTTTCGAACTCAAGTGTATTAGCCACTGGGCTTAGAACTAAAATGCTACCCACGGACCAGCCCTGTTGAATCCAAAATAAAAATTCTTCTATACTCAGTGCCCAGTCACCCACTTTACCCAGATCTTCTCGGAACTTGGTAAATTTAAATCCTTGACTCACTAGTCCCCGTTCGTATCCAGCTATAAAATCACAGACATCCTGAGCTGTCTTAAATTCTGTGCCATAGGGCACATCTTGAATTGTATTCTGAAATATAGTTGGATAGGTAACTGTTTCCTTTAATACTCTTATTGGGTAACTATTGGCTGATGGTGCAGGAACTGCCACTGTAAAATATGGCTGGGAAACATCATAACCCCTCAGACTCCATCCGCTGGTAGTTTTTTCCACTATTATTGCACTATATGTTGGTGTAAGTATTGGTTGAGATTTATTTACAAAAAGCTTGTAATCATCATCAGGAATAACAACACCTTGATTTAAACTGTTGGGACTGTATTGTTCGGCTATGACTTTGATTCGACTCTTGTCACTGAAGCCTGCCATACGATAACTGAGTTGTATGGAGTAATTTTCTATAAATGATTTCAGCGGAGTTTTATCCACTACTCCCAGGCCAGTCTGTCTTTCTGCCAGCCAGTTTATGTAGCCAGCACCTCGAGTTATTGTGCCAGCGGAATCGATATACCCGTTGATCTTGATATCATTTTGTGTTATACAACGATTGGTACCTTCTACCACATACTGATTTAATACTTCGTCGTACCTATATATGTCAGTGGCCACACCCAGACTGAAATATTCTGCTGGGTTGATGACTGCAGATAAAATCTGGCAGGCGAAAGGATAATTTACACTCTTGCGCCAGGCTGTTTCTATTCTTCCCCACTCACCAGAAACCCAGGGTTTGTCAAAGTCTTGTTCATTGTAGCTATTGGTCAACAAACCCAATGGTGGTAATAAATTCCCTTGGTTGTCCACGGGAATGATATTGGATAATCCTGGACGGACAAAACGTGCATCATATTGCACTGTGATGCCATCACGTATAGCACCTGCCTCGAGATCTTCCCAGAGTAGTGTGTTATCACTAGTGTAGGGTGCAGGCCCGTATTGGTCTTGCCACCATAATGGTTCTTCACTAAATCCCAGCATTTCCCAGGGACGAAGATTGGGCGCTTCAGTGTCATAAAAATACTGGAAGCACGCTCTCCAACTTCCAGGCAGTGCCTGGTTATCCAAAACATCACCAGCCCCACCATAGTTATAGGTGTAGGGATTGTCTACGTCATAGGTGTCATTGCTAGTAAAGTTTAATCCTAGTGCCCCGGCCCAGTTCAAGAAATTTTTACTTAATGCAAATTCGATTTGCTCCAGTGTATAGTCTCTATTAAGTTCTTTTCTAAATCTACCAGGCTTGGTTGCAAACATATCTACACTTGTTGAAGTGTAACTTACTTTGATATTATTGTAGATTCGTCTCTCTAACTCTAGAACTAAGTCGTCTCTAAAATCATTGAATGCTGGCGTCACTGACCCGTCGTGACCACGTATCATTTTTACAGTACCGCTTAGGTAGCTGGTGTCATCAAAAATCTCAGGCGTGAACTTGGGCCACAGGCCCAATTTAGTTGGTGTTTCTGGAATATAACAGCCGTCGGTGTTGGTATATTCAAAAATAGTAATTCTGTCGCCCACTGTGAGTTCAAAATTATCCAGGAACCTAAATGCTGGTGATGATTCGAGAAACTCGTAATCTCGTCCTAGTAGTATCTGTGTTTTATTGTAATAAATTATAACTGCTTTATTAGATAATACTGTGGGATTGAAAATTTCCGATAGCAAATAACTACGTCTTGCAGTATCTAGCACGTAATAGGTTATAATATTTTTGTCACTGCCATAGGGAACCATATCGCTGGCAAACCAGGGAAAGCTATTGTCCTTGACTGAGTTAATCTGTGATAATATTTTGTCCACTGCCACAATAGGGCTTTCTAGATCTAGATATGGCTCTGTGATGGCCATACTTAAAAACTTGTGTCTAAATCTAGAATATTCTTTTTCTGCGTATCTCACACTGTCCACGAAGTTATACTTTTCACTGCTCAAGAACAGTGCAGGTAAACTCACTGGATTGGCGTGTTGTAGGATGGTGCCCACACCAGTGTTAAAATCAATGTCTCTACTATTGTTAACTCCCGGGAACTCACCAGTTAAATCCACCGTACTCTGAGCTAGATTGGTTGCGTGACCACGCATCTGACCCAGGGTGATTTCATTGACAATAAAATTCTGAGCATTGTAGTTTAAGTTTTCTGGAATGATGTAAAATCCCAGCTGGCTCTGTGACTTACTATAGAAATTAATATCAATTCTATCCCCCTGCTTGATGAGTTCCGAGTCAATAGTAATGTCGTGTTTGTTTCCAATTAAGTCAGTCACAGTGTAATAATCTGCTGTGATCTCTTTGAAGTTTACCAATACACGTAGATTTTTTCTAGTTATGCTGTCTTCCATTAATACATCCACACGGAAGACATTGTCTGTACCATCGTAGATATAGGGAATACTCTGGAATTGTGAAGTGGGCTCGTTTACTTTTCTCCAGGGTATTAGTTTTCTAAGTTCACCAGTGCTAAACTCTTGTAGAGTACCCAGTCCAATTTTTTGTGTATAAGTAACTCCATCAATTACATAGTTAAATGTTTCATTTTCAAAGGTATTTTCAAATACGATGTCGCCAGATGTAATTAGATTTTTATAAGACAGTGGGAACCCCAGCACACTGTCGTTGGCGCCTGCACCAATTTTATAGCTAAAAATTGTGGAGCCATTAAATGCAGTAGCAGAATTGTTTATGGGGTAATAGTCAAGATCCCCGAAACTGATGCCGTTGGCATCATAAACGTCAAACCTAGGTGCCTGATTCACATTGAGTTTTTGTTGCCCCTCATTCCAGTCCACACCATCCCACCAGAAATACTTTCCATTGTTACTAGACTGTGTGGCCCGGACACTGCTAAAAGGCACCACTACATCAGTCTCTTCAATTAAATTAATGACAGGCGCAGGATTAAATGTATTGATGTCAGTGTCAATGAATGCTACTCGGTAGACTTTTTTTCTAGCTTCGGGATCAAGTTCACGTGTAAAAATAACACGCATACCATCTTCAAATTTAGTACCAGCGTTATCGTAGGCCACAGGCTGGCCTTGTATAGCCACAAAAGGGCGTTCGTGAATTTGATCCACGATGTCCACGGGCTGAAGCCCAATGTAGCCTGAATTAAACAATTTAATATCTGGGATAAACTCGATGATGGGGCGACGTGCCTTGATGGCCTGGGTTAATTCCACATTGGTATTATTGTATCTGGCAGTGTCAAATAAAACTTGTTGGTGGAACCAACGGTTGTTTTTGCTCCAGGGATTAAAGTCTGTGCTGCTTCTGTTAATTGTAATATAATCAGGTACAGTAATATCCACTGGATCACTATCGTAGACTATCAAACTATCCACAGCAGTCAGTCTGATACCTTTGCCCACCCCGTCCACATAGAACTCTCGTTCAGAATAGGTGCTGGACTGTGCGCTGGCATCAAATCTGACTTTTAATCCATTGGTGAATTTTACACCGTTGGGACTGGTGTAATACGTTCTTGACAAAATATCATTTTCAACGTTGATGATATTGTTTTCAACATCGATGATTCTAATATAACCCCAAGCCCCCTCACGTGATCCGTTTTGATAATATAATCTGTCAAGATTGGCAGTGATGATGGGCACACTTTCTAGTGTTTGTGTAGTAGTCTTGTACCAACTAGTTGATCTTAAAGTTTGTCCACCGGTGACAGTTATCTTGTTTAGACTAGCGATGTCAGCATAGTAACTTAACTTAAATCTATATTGCCCGTCACCAATGTCTTCTAGATTCATTCTCCAGATGTCGTATCTATTTGCCAGTGTGACAGCATAGTCATTAGTGACTACATCAAGAGTTAAAGGTAAATCATCAGAGGGCTCGTCAAATCCTAGACTGTCGAAAGTAGTACCGACTTCATCGAAAATTCCCGAGGGAATCCAGTCATTGACATTGTTATAAACTTGACCGAAAACTAAAAGATTATTATCTAACTGTTCAAACTTTTGCACACCATCAATGCCGCCAAATAATTCAACTACATTATCTAGGGTTTGATTATAGACTTGTGTAAACTTTAATGGGGTAGCATATAATGTTAGATCGTCGGGAATATCTACCTCGGGTAAGTTTAGATAGAAATCCTGATCGTTTTTAAGAGGAACGTTAAATGTAATGGTACCCTGCGATTCACCATTGTTAGTAACTCCCAATATACTTCTAGTTGAAATAGTGGGATCAGTGACTTTAAAACCTGTGGTGCCCTGCTCAGTCTGGATCCAGAACCCTTCAGAATTCTGATTGACTTCAAAAGTATAGGTACCACCACGAGCCAGCGTGATGTCAGGGTTTACCTGTGTCTCGTCTGACCCAAACAGATAATAGTTCAGCGTGGAATTTAAATTGGGTGTGAAGGTTTTTTCTAGATCTACTTCGTTGGCAAAAACGTCCACTGCGTCAGGACCATTGGGGACCCAGTAGTACTCATTGAAGTTGACGAAAGCATCTAGATTTATCTTGGGGTCGTAACTATAAGATTCTCCAGAAAATAATTTATTTGGGTCTTGTGCACTGCCACCGTAATACTGTATTTTTTGCAGTAGTTCTGGGTATGTTACGTGGAAGTCTACTTGTTGTGTTTCTGGGTCAACGACTACTACACTTGGCTCAAGTTGATAGTCAGCTCTATCAATACTAGGCTCAATTAGATATTCATTTATATTTTTAAATCCCGGACTGCTCTTACGTCCCACGTACCCATTGATAGGGGTAAGATTGGCGTTGGTGGTCAGCTGATCCAGTGTGGCATTTAAAAATTTCTTGTTTGTTTCAGTCTGGAAGACTGATGGCAAAAGATCTAATGTTCTAGTTATCATTTTTTACTAAGTTATTATTGTATTTAATGTACTTGAAGAAGTGCCCAGTTTAGTAGATGTAATGCCGCTGATAATTTCTATATTGTCAATGGTGGCAACACTGATCAAGATCTCATTGGCCTCACTGCTTATCTGTTGAAGACTTCCATATATCTGATCACTGGACTTGGGCACAATAATAATGCTACTAACATTGGGTGCCATAGATTGCTGTATGTAGGTGGCCAACTCAGTGAAATAAAAAGTATCACCAAAGTCCCAGTTACCCGAAGCAAAAAAGTTATTAATATACTTTAATACCTGTGTGCGTATCTCACTGTCACTTAAATTAATTCCAGTATTTTTAACTACCTTGAATGTTGCTTGAAGTTCTGAACTAGCCCTGGGGCCGAACAGTGGCTTAAATTTCGCGCTGTTAAAAATCAAGGCGTCACTCACACTCTTATAATCTTCTAGAGTGCTAAATTGAAGCTTGAGCTCTTCGCTAGTTGGTCTACTAGGTTCTTGTATTAGATTATTACTGACATTAGTAGCCCAGACTCTATAGTCTGTTTCGTACCCCTTGGTCAGTATGTAAAGATCGATGAGATTACTTGGGCTTGGGTCTATTCTACGACTGTTAAGTGCGTTGTGCCTGTACTGGAAATATAGGTCCCGTCGACCTGAGTAAAATTTGTATTGATAAAAATTGTTTTCGTCCAGTGTTACATCCAGTAATTCCCTTATTCCACTGCTATTAAGTGTAATTTGGTAAAACTTCCTGCCGGTGACATCCTCAGTGCTTGTGGTGAAAAATAACTGACCCACTACATATAAATTGATATCGGGTAAAATATCACTGCTTATGGCATAATCGGTGTTTACCTCTCCAGGATCAAGAGCAAGATAGTTAATAAAAGAAATATCACTAGTATCTCGTTCAAAAAATACTAGATCGTCCCCAACCACCATATCAAAAATATCAGGATCGTCTGGCACCCCATCATCGTTTTTATCACTGTAGCTCACATAGACTTTACTGTTATTGACAAACCCGTCGCTGTCAATTACTTGACCACGAACCCACCAATTAACATCGTGGTTCAACAAGGCAGTGCCCTGGGGATTCTTGTTAACCTGTAAAACTTTCACAGTGTCATTGACAGTGCGCCCGGTTATTGGATCAAATATTTTAGTGGTTTCGTCATAATAAAACTTGGTGGCACGTAGACTGTCAAACCTATATCTCAGACCCCGAATTTCCACAGTATAAACTGTGCTTGTCAGTGTAAAGTTCAAAAGCCAGCTATTATCTTCCCCCAGGCCCTCACGTGTCTGTGAGAATATATAGTTACCTTGTGAGTCCACATCAGTGTTAAGATAGGATTTGGGTATAATTTTCCAAGCACCTTCAGTCTGATCAAAACGCAGGCCAAACTCACTGTAGTTGCTGATTTCTCTGATTAGGCTTTGGGTAAACTCAGTGCTAAAAGTATTGTTATAGGCAGGAATCACTGTCTGTGCTATGGCGTCAGTGGGTATTATTTCACTGACGCTGATTGGGCCCAGACCTGTGTTTAATATTCCCTGCTCACCATTTCCTATTACATTGGTCACTGTGGCATAAATTGTGTCCTTGCCACCGTCAGGTATAATGCCTGAACTAGGTAACGGCATTATTTTGTTTTGTGCGTTAAAATAATTTCCCGTGCCAGGAGAAAAAATCACTATGCAATTAACACCGATGTACTTGTTGCTACCTGTGACCAGTGATCCAATTTGTTGTGGTAATCCCGCAGAATTTTTAAAATAACCAGTGCCACTACTACTGCCCACAGTAACCTGTTCCCAATATAAGTTATCTAAAGTAAACCTATTAAAATACTTGTAATAAAAATGCAGTAGTTCCTTGGCCTTGATCTTGGGTAGGATTTGATTTTGAATTACTTTATTAATATCTACTGTGGTACTGAAACTAAAAGTAATACTGTTGTCAATGACATCCTCTTTGATTAAGATACCATCTTCGTTAAAAATATTGGTAGAACTGTATCTGCCAGTGGTGTCCGCTGTGTCAAGAAATCGACTAGTGCCGCTACTGGTTCTGTTGACTGCTTTAATTTTACTAATACTGCTAAAATTAGCATAGGGGAATGTGTTATAGTCTTCCGCAGTGACCATACGGTTCTGCGTATAGTATTGTTGCGGTGCGCGAGCTCTAATTTCATCAGTGGTTTCCGCTGCCAGGGCGTTGGCCACCGTGTACTTTAAACTAGCAGTGATGGTCAGTGTCTCTGGTCTACCAGTGGCACTGACGTAGGGAATGTTTAGACTGATGTTTTGCATTTCGCTGGGCACAATTTTGTAAGTAGTTCCCGAACTCTGTCTATAAAATGCAGTAAAATTTCCCTGTGGTATACTGGCAAAGGTTCCATCACCGAAAATTAAATCAATCTGGTCACTTGTCTTGGTAGTGACCTGATAGCTCTTTTTAGCGGCATTACTGTTATAGATAATATTAGGTGCTTGTACTGCCAGGACCTGATTCCACTCATTGGTAAGCACATTGTTGGCATTACGTTCAAACAACCAGACGTCATCATTATTGATGTTGTCAGCATTAATATTGATAACATTATTGGGTATGCTTTCTATAATAGAAAAATTAGTGCTATTTAGAACACCCTGTTTAAAATATAAGAAAAACCCGGTATTATTACTGGCGTTGCCTTGTCCGTCATTGCGATAAAGAATATTAAAAACTTGTCCTAGACGTGGGCTAACCTCATAGATATAGGATTTGTTTACGCTGGTGGCGCTGACAAATTCAAAAGGCAGTGGAGTTCCTTCAATTTCGCTGTCAAAAGCAAATACTGGTAGAATATCGCTGGGAGTATTAATATTGTACTCGCTGTTCACAATACCACCAATGGTTTGTGTATTACTGGGGCGGCCTACCTTTTGACCCGAAATAAGTGCTGCATTCACGACGATAATAAATTGCTCGTACCAGTTAACATTAGTATTGTCATTCCAGAATATACTTAGATTAGTTAGGTCGTTGCCCTCGTTGTCTCTCAGAGGCTCGGTAGTACGAATACTTTCAAATTTTAAAAATCCCTGTGCTGCTTTGTTGCGCTTGGGTGCGTAGCTAATTAACTTAGCTAGTTTTAGGACACTTTCGCGACGTTCGGCAGTGTCAATGAAGTTTTCTCTGGCATTGAGATCAGTCCTAAACGCAAGACTCTGACCGAGGTAGGCTATCATATCAATCAGCGCAATAAACTCGCTGCTCTCAATGAAGTCATTGAAGTCCTCGGGGTAGTAAAGTTGCAGATATTCTATCATTGATTTTCTAAGAGTTTGATAGTCATAACTCTGAAAATCAGCATTTCTAAAACTTTCGTAGACTCTAGTCCAATCTTGATTCACTAGTAGACTGTTTTGTCTTGTAGTATTTGCCATATGAAAAATCCAGTTATTTTATATTTATCAGCCTAGAACACCCCAGGTTTTAGACAGAAGTAATGTTGTTGGTGCGGTTAAAATTGACCTTGAGTGTGTCTCTCTCATTGGTTCTAATATGAATTAAGTTTATTTCTATCTGGAACCCTTGTTCTGATTGTATTACGCTGACATTCTCGGCTGCTATTCTTGGATCGCTACCAATAATTCTATTGATATCGTTTATGATTTTGTTTTTAGTATCAGCATCAAAAGGTTCAAAGACCATATCGTGAATAATAGTGCCGTATTCGGGGTTCATTAGCTTTTCGCCCTTCCTAATATTAAAACTGTTATAAAGGTCTTGTTTCGCTAGTTCAAAATCAGTGACTCGAAATCTCTTTACACGATTAACTGTACTAAAACCCCTGTATTGTGCCATTTTATGCTCCTAGTTTATTTTTACTTTCTGATGCTGCTGCCAGCTTGGGGGCACCGGCCTGCACAGCGTAGACACCGTTGGCATAATAATTGCCCACGCCAGTACCGTAAGCATCTGATGCATTGGATTTACCAGCATAAAACTTACTTGCATTTCCAGTGCCACCTAGATGCGAAGCTGATAGTAGTCCAGCCACTTCTTCCTTGGGAGTACTGTCTGTGATCACGCCCGTGCTCTTTAATCTTGTATAATTTGTCTGAGTATACTTGTACATAACATCTTCTTGAAGTTGCTTGTTATTAAGAAACTCGTCTCTACTGGCTGGCTTGCCTGGGCCACCCACCCAGACGCTGGGGTCTTTGAGTTGTGCTTCTGTAGTGCCGCGTTTAACAAGCCCTTGGTCTGCCAGAGCTGCTGCACCCATCTGATATTTGCCCACATACCCCAGTGAGTTGACAGTGTCATATTTTCCAGCACTTTCAGTGTATCCAGTCTGCCCGAAAAGTGCTTTGACTTCCGATTGCTCTAGATTGCCTATGCCACCCTTGGGCTCGGGCTGTCTGCGCAGGAAAGCTTCAGGTGCTTGTTTTTTAGGGTTAGAATACTTGGAAACATCAGGTTTCCCAGCACCGCTGCCAGTGCCACTACCGCCTCCTGAAACAGTGCCACCGGTACTACCTGAGCTAGACGATGTGCTAGAGTTAGTATTACTTGATGACGATGAACCTGCCTTTTTAGCATCTTGTTGATTTTGATAAACTTCCTGCGGATTAGTACTACTTGATGTGGAGTTACCCGCGGCGGCTGCAGACTGTGATTGCGATTTATTGATACTTTCTAATTCTTGCAGAGTTTTTCTAGTGTAGGGTTCGTGAGTGGCAATATGTGTGTTAATAGATTTAACTTTGCCAGGTACCTGATCCCAGGTATTATTAATGTATTCTGTTTCTGTAAGACTATTCTGCGGCAGTTTGTCTACCAGGGGAGCACTAGCATTGCCCCCACTGTTTATATTGACTGGGCCACCTAGTATGTTCATTGCACCACTGGAACTTATTACTCCCTTGCCACTGTTCATAATTAAACTGGAAGTATTTGTGGTAATATAATCTTTGCCGTAGAGGTTAATACTATCGTCGCCTCTAATTTTAACGCTGGCAGTACTTTCTATATGCACACCATTCTTGCCGTACATACGTATGTAATCTGCGTTTATGTTTAAACTGTTGTCACTGTGAATTTGTATGGGCCCGTGACTACGCATATTGATACCCATAGCACTATAAACTATGACTTCACCACCGGGACTTAGTTCCACCCAGCTATCACCACGTGCATTACTGATGTAGATAAATTCCTGATCTTCTTCATCGTACATCACTATTTGATGCCCTGCTGCACTGCGCCAGCGGGTCAGTTTACTTTTACCGAAGAGATCACCGTCATCCATCACAAAACTATGACCACCCTGGCGATTTTTAACATTAAAATCTTCGATGTTAAAATCGCCCTGTTCAATTTTAGTCCTCAACTGTTCATCGTTGGCTGGATCTGGTGTGGGTCTACCTGGAGTACTGACACCGAACACACCGTTAACGATATCTCTATTAGGTGTTGAGTTTAGTGGACCTCTTAAGGGGTCTCTGTCCAGGCCCTGATTTATGTACTGATCAGCCAAAAAGGGATTTATTGGTTTTTTATTTTTGAACCATCCAGGCGAAAATGCAGTGTTTTTGCTGTCGTTATATTCCCCTGTGGGATAATAACCCGCGGGCTTGACACGAGATTTCAAATCGTCAGGTATGCTGTCAGCATCAATATTGGCCAGAGGTTCAGCTGCGTTGGCTGGTATCATACTCTTGCCCAGGAAATCACTCACACAGGCGAACCAAAAACCCTCGGAATTTTTCCCATTGGGGAAGCAACATAACACCTTGTTGCCAATGTCAGGCGGTGTCATAAACATACCATAACTTTGTCTGGTATTAGTATAGGTGTTTTTTCCTGATAATATGTCAGTGCCAGTGGTATGCCCCAGGAAGGGACTGGCATAGCGTACTGGGAACCAACCCTGCCTGTTGTTGGGGGCGTGATTGCCCAGTCCATCAATATAGACAAAAAGAGACCCATTTCTACTAAAAGTGTCTATGTCCTTGACTATACCCACATAAATGTTACCCAGATTGGCGGGATTAGTAACTGATTTGATACTATCTAGACTGGGTTTTGTACTGGTTACTTTGTTATTTGCCATATTAAATTGTAAATGATGCACCTACACGAGATTTTACATCGGGTAAAATATTTGTTTCCTGTCCTGTGGGGGCTCTTTGTAGAGCCAGAGCCTCGGCTTCTTGTATGGGCAGTCTCACTAGGTTCAGTGTTTGCTCAAACTTGCCACCAGCAAAAACATTTTCTATGTCCACAATGCTGTACTTGCCCGAGAACGGAACATAGCTATACGGACCCTTGGTGGGGTCAGCCAAGCCAGTCTGTTCATTATAATCAGTGGGTGACAAAAAAGTTAGGTGCACGTAGAGCTCGTGCCCGTCCATTGAAAGACTGTTGTTGCTTATGGGGTCGGTCTGATATATACCCACGTTGTTAAAAATATTATCCTGTTTGATGAATGTAGGATCTCCCACTATTCTCAAACGAACTTTAATCATATCTCCACGACTGTCCATTTCGCGAGCTTTGTGCGCATCTGCTGCGGCTGCACTTTTATTATCTGCACCAGGACTATTAACGTCCCCCTGCACATATCGCACAGGAACTATTTGATTAAAGCTGCTGGGATTGGTTGATTCTCCAGACTTAGTGACCTTGGTGGCGTTGGTGTCCACCATATTTTCCACAGCTAGTCCACGTTCTTTGTTGTCGGCGCCAGCAGTGTAATTGGTATTAACTATGATGGTAGATTCGTTGAAGTAAAGCATATTAAAATCCAGAGAAAATTCTAATATGTCATTGTTTTTTCCAGTGTAGATATACTGATAGTCTTTGACCACGCCCGGTATCTGACCGGCTAGGTCGCTGGCTGGGTGTGAGTTATGCAACAGCCATTTTTTAACGTGATATTCTATTTCGTAAATGTAGGAATTAATTTTAGTGTCAAAGTTTTTAATTTTGACGATGGGTATTATCTTAAAACCCTTGAAGCTATTGCTAGAGATAGGGTTTGTTTTATCCTTGTCTGATTTAAGATCCTTGATCTGTGCCTGGTAGGGCACCACTTGCTTGCGATAGTATTCACTGTTAATAACTAATTCTTCTATCACGTCGTCTATTCTAGTACGACTGGGTATCTTGAATTCATTTCCCGAAAAACTCAATGAAGTAAATTCTTTACCCACCGAGCTCTGTATACTGGCCTTTTTACTATCTCGAGTATTGTTGACCACAGGCTGGGTATTTTTATTGTTCTGGTAGGCATCGGACTCACCTATTTCCTTGTCCATAATGACCCTGTATTCGTGAGCGTACTCCATTTTACCCTGCGCTACTTGATCTGTGTAAAACTTGTTGACCGCATCCACAAATCCCGACCCCTGAAAGTTTTTACCTGGTTGTGCGGGTTGAATTTCTGGTGCATCTGATTGCCCTGGTAATGAAAAGGACTTGACACCCACCCCCAGAAAATCAATGACTTTTTCCCCTTTGATGCTAAAAGAGGTGGGCGCCTGTGCCATCACTTCGGTCATTGCGGTTTGATTGAAGGGTACAGCTTCTACGGCATACTCAGTGCCGCGGGCTGATATCCTGGTTTTCATTGTCACAATGCTGATGGGCAGATATTTGGAAGTGTTGGGAATTATTCCAGGCTTGGGTGGATCGCTGGAGTAAAAATCTATCTGTAACATATAGGGAGCACGTGACCAGTCTCGTATACCTTTTTCTTTACACATTGCCACCATACGATTAAGCAGCGTGAAGCCCACTGGCTCCACAATAGTAAAACTTAAATTAACTAGGTTGCTGTTTTTGTTCTGAAAGGTCTTGCCCACCACAGTGCGAATTTTAAGGTTGTCCCAATAAAAATCTTCAGTGAAATAGGGATTGCGTTTAAAGTCTTCGCCGTGGCGACCGGCGCCTGCGATGAGAACATTTTTTGGTGTATATTTTCCCTTGCTGACCACATCATTATAATCTGAAGTTTCCAGCAGAGCCAGGCTGAGTATGTAGGTATAGCTGGCATAGTTATGCAGAGGATTTACTATGACTTTTTGTTTGATCTCATACTCACGGTCAGCCACCACTTCCACTGGCGGCAGTGATTTTTCTTCCTCGGTTTGTCCGCCATAGACTTCGACTTTGAGTGGCGGGCCTTGTTCAGTGGAAGGGCCTGATTTGGTCTCTGGTGGTGGTTCTACAACCATAGGTTATCCTAGAATAGAAGTAAGATTTGACTGCTTGGGTATATAAATTTTGATACCAGGTATCATATCAAACACTGGGTCTTTGAGCACATTGGGATTTCGCATTGCGAAAACCCACCACAAATTTACATCCTCGTAGAGGTCATAGGCTAGTAAATCTGGTCGCCATTTATAAGCAGCTGGTAGTTCATAGAGAACATCACTGGCCAACTTGGGTATCACTGGCAGATCCAATACACTGAGATATTTTCCTGTGCTGCCCACTGCAAAATAATAGGGACTGTTTTTACTGTAATTAACGCTGGCCATTAGATAAATCCTCCGCGATCGCTGTTGGGCCCTTGAGTTAGATCACCCTTGGCGTACTTGTCTAGACTAAAGTTTTCATAGATATTTCTTCTACTGTAGACTGGCTGTAGTGTTACACTTATAGAACTCATTGTGGGCAATCTCACTGTGGCCTTGTCTATGGTAGTAATGGGTTCCGTGGGACCGCCGCTCCAGTCGTACTTGGGTTGAGTGGTGGTACTCCTGGTCATTGGCACATTAATATAGTCTACATCCTGTGGCATAGTGTGACTGAAGGTTGTCAGCACACAAGGCACATTGGGCAAATAGGGTGCGCCGTAGCCATTTAAAAATACCAGTGGAGGGGGAGTGCCTGCTATGCTATCTGCACCGAAAAACATCTTGGTACAACTCCTAAAAAAATGCACAGCAGCCATAAGGTAGCGTCCCTCGGCCATATTTTGTACTGTAAAGTCGCCCGAAATAGTTATGGGACTAATTTCGCTACTCTGATAGTAAACTATAGGGTAATTACTGTGTGTAAGGCTTTCCACTCCATACTTTGCACTGTGGCTCATAGTAAACTGAGGGGTATAGGGAAATATTACCCCGTTGGTCTCTTGAAGTGGTGACATAAATATACTATCACTATACTTGAAATACGAAGAGCTTGCTGGAGCGAGACTAATTCTTACACGCCAATCATTATCTGCACTCAAGGTTTGCTTGGAACCGCTATTCATATCAATGTTTAATACTTGGCCTTTGATATTGTCCAAAGCTTGCTTGCCGCCTTTTTGTATTGCTGAACCCAATCGCCCAGCACCTTCTTTAAAGTTATTGGCTAGACTAGTCGCTCCGTTACTTACGGATTGTTTTATTTTTTCAAAAGACATTTCAGTGTTTACCCAGTGTAGGGTATTTATCAGTAAAATAAACTGCTGTTATTTTAACAAAAATATGGTAAAAAGTTGAAAAAGGTATTGACAATTTGTTTATTTTTTACTAATATTAGCTAAAGGACCAAAAAATGAAATTTAACTATCTTAACAACAAAGACATACTCAAGGAAATACATAAAAGTAAAAATACTTACTGCGTTTATAAAGACCCCGAGGCCGCTGATTACGACATAATTGTGCCCGATCTCTCCAAGATTAATAAAAAGAATATTCTGCAAGCTAGAAAGAATCGAGCGGAAAGACTGGCCAAGTTAGCCCACGACGAAGCTGTGGCTAGTACTGGTCAAAAGCAAAAGATGGAAAACTTTGAAATAAAGTACACCAAGATACCACAGACTGATGTGGTATTTAGAGTGATGACTTGGGAGCATATTCCACTGGATGACGCCAAGACACAACGTGCCCGTGACGCCGCTCGTGAGCTTTTTGAAGACGAGGAAGAAGAGGCCTATACTGAATACGATGAAGATGACCCCAAGCACAATAAGTACGTCAAAGTCAATTTTCCACCGTTCCAACATTTTAGAGTAGACGAAGAAGGAGTTCCGATCCTAGTAGGCAAAAGCCACTGGCAGGGTGGGCTCAAGCGTGGTAAGTTTTGTCGAGACCACGGACAGATGACCAATAAATTGGCTCATATGTTTATTAAATTATGTGAGCGTTATGCTACCCGTAGTAACTGGCGAGGTTACACATACAATGATGAAATGCGCAGCCAGGCATTATTACAGTTATCACAGATTGGTCTACAATTTGACGAAAGCAAGTCACAAAATCCATTTGCCTACTACACCGCAGCCATCACCAATAGTTTTACCCGTGTGCTTAATATCGAAAAACGAAATCAAAATATTCGCGACGATATTCTAGAAATGAATGGATTGAATCCCAGTTACACACGCCAGGGGGCAGGAAGTTGGACCGGCGGAGACGGTGGCTACTATGATGAATAATATCTGAATAGATTGATAACCAAAGTCCATTGAAATCTAGCTGCTGACCGTGTATACTTAATGAATGTCTAATTTATTCAAACGAGCAGCCATCTGTACAGATATACATTTTGGCCTAAAATCTAACAGCACCCAGCATAACGAGGACTGTCTAGATTTCATCAAATGGTTCACCGCCAAGGCTAAGGAAGAAGGGTGTGAAACAGCGTTTTTTCTTGGAGACTGGCATAACAATCGCGCCAGTCTTAACATTGTCACACTCAACTATAGCTTAAGGGCACTGGAACATTTAAATGATAACTTTGATGTTGTATATTTTATACCTGGGAATCACGATCTTTATTATCGCGACAAGCGTGATGTTCAGTCAGTTGAATGGGCTCGGCACCTCCCCAATGTCAAAATTTGCAACGATTGGTTTCAAAGTGGGGATGTCGTTATCGCTCCTTGGCTTGTCGGGAATGATCATAAGCGTATTCCAAAGCTAAAAGGCAAATATATGTTTGGGCATTTTGAACTGCCGCATTTTTATATGAATGCGATGGTGCAGATGCCGGACCACGGAGAAGTCAAATCAGAACTATTTCGTGGCTTTGACCAAGTGTACACTGGGCACTTCCATAAACGCCAGACTCGAGGCAATATCACTTATATTGGTAACTGTTTCCCGCATAACTATGCCGATGCCGGCGATGATGAACGTGGTATGTTAATACTAGACTGGGATGGCACTGAACAATACTTTGCCTGGCCAGGACAACCCAAGTACAGAGTTTATGACCTAGGGGAGCTCTTGGAAGAAGCCGAGGCAGTGCAGAAGCTACTGGAAAATATGCACGTAAGAGTCAATTTAGACATTGACATCAGCTACGAAGAGGCTAGCTTTTTGCGTGATACATTTTTGAGCCAGTATAAACTTCGTGAAATTAGCCTGCTGCCCAAGAAGAACACCGACCTAGAAAAATACGAAATACAGGGCAATGTAAAATTTGAAAGCGTGGATCAGATCGTGATCAATCAGCTTACCAACATCGTCGATGGTCAGTTTGACAAAAAGCTCTTGCTGGACATCTACAGGAACCTATAATCGCTATGTTCAAAATTAAGTCGTTAACACTAAAAAACTTTATGAGTGTGGGTAATGCCACACAGGCAGTTAATTTTGATCGTGAAGATCTGACCCTGGTGCTGGGCGAAAACGTAGACCTGGGCGGGGATGATGCTGGTGCTAGAAATGGCACTGGTAAAACTACCATCATTAATGCCCTGAGCTATGCGCTCTACGGTGAAGCACTGACCAAGATTAAAAAAGATAACTTGATCAATCGCACCAATGCCAAAAATATGTTAGTGACCATTGACTTTGAGTGTAATGGTCAGGAATACAGAATTGAACGAGGCCGTAAACCCAATGTAATGAAGTTTTTTATTGGCGGCGATGAACAAGAACAAAAAGAAGATGAGAGTCAGGGAGACAGTCGTGAAACACAAGCGGCCATCGAGCACTTACTCAATATGAGCCCGGATATGTTCAGGCACATTGTTGCCCTGAATACCTACACTGAGCCCTTCCTAAGCCTCAGGGCTAATGATCAGAGAACTATTATCGAACAATTACTGGGTATTACTATGCTCAGTGAAAAAGCCGAGTCACTCAAGGAGCAGCAAAAGCTGACCAAGGAAGCCATACAGGAAGAGGACTTTAGGATCAAGGCCACTCTGGATGCCAACAAACGCATACAGGAACAGATTGCCAACACTGAACGCAGACAAAAACTCTGGCGCCAGAAACACGACGAGGATTTAGCCGCCATACAGGCCGCTTACGATGAACTTGCCAAGTTGGACATTGAGCAAGAGTTACTGGCACACCAGGCTTTGACCAATTATAAGGAACAGATTAGAACTTTGCAGGAAAGTCAACGCTGGATCAAGAGCATAGACTCTGAAAACGCCAAGTTGAACAAGACCGTGGAGACTTTAAAAAAAGAACTAGCCGCCCTGGACAATCACGAATGTTACGCCTGTGGGCAGGCATTACACGACAGTAAACAAGACGAGATTCGTGCTGCTAAAACCAAACAGATGCAGGAGACTGCGCTGCAAATTCTTTCCAACGAAACACAACGTGGCGAGCATCAGGCTGTGGTGGAATCTTTAAAGTCGCTGGGTGCTGAACCCGTGACTTTTTATGCTACCGAAGGCGACGCTTTTGAACACCGTAGCAGTATGGCGGCACTGCTCACTCAGTTGTCTGCAAAGCAGGCCGAGCACGACCCCTACCAGGATGCCATCACAGAAATGCGTGAGCAGGCCCTGCAGGAAGTAAGCTACGATCTAGTTAACGAACTGACCAGTCTTCGAGACCACCAGGAGTTTTTGTTAAAACTACTGAGTAACAAGGACAGTTTCATTCGCAAGCGTATTATTGATCAGAACTTAAACTACCTAAATGCCCGACTGGGTCACTACTTGGATAAAATTGGCCTACCGCACACAGTTAAATTTAACAATGACCTCACAGTGAGTATTGAAGAGCTGGGCCGTGAACTAGACTTTGATAATTTAAGTCGCGGTGAACGCAACAGATTAATTTTAAGTCTGAGCTGGGCTTTTCGTGATGTCTGGGAGAGTTTATATCAGAGTGTTAATTTATTGTTTATTGATGAGCTAATTGACAGTGGACTGGATAGTTCGGGTGTGGAAAATAGTCTTGCATTGCTGAAAAAAATGAGCCGAGAAGGCAACAAGAGTGTCTGGTTAGTGTCTCATAAAGACGAACTGATTGGACGAGTGGGCAATATTATGCGAGTGGTCAAAGAAAACGGATATACAATTTACAATACTGATGTTGACCTCGCCTAAAATTTTACATTTAGAACCCACTGATGTGTGTAATCTAGAATGTCCGCTATGTGCTCGTGTAGTTGACACTGAATTCAACTCCGCACACCAAAATCATCTTAATGTCAATCAAATAAAAGCATTGTTTAGCGTGGACGAGATTAAATGTTTAGACAAGATGTTTATGTGTGGTAATTATGGTGACCCAGCGGCAGGAAAATTCACACTAGAATTATACAGATATTTTCGTGAGGTCAACACCAATATTATTCTAGGTATGAACACTAGCGGAAGTTTGCGCAATGTCGAGTGGTGGATTGAACTAGCGCATATTTTAAATAAATCAAAAGATTATGTAGTGTTTAGCATTGACGGACTTGAAGATACTAACCACATTTATAGAGTCAATAGTATCTGGGATAAAATTATCACTAATGCCACTGCATTTATTCGTGCTGGTGGACAGGCGCACTGGGATATGTTAGTATATAGACATAATGAACATCAAGTTGAAGCTGCTATACAGCTGGCCCGACAGATAGGATTTAAATGGTTTAGAACTAAAGTAAGCAAACGCCCCCTAGTTAACGGACTCGAGACCCCCGTGCACTGGGTTAAGCCATCAATTACTCTTGGCACTATTGATTGTATTGCACTGCGTGAACAAAGTCTTTATGTAGATGCTACTGGTAGAATAAGCCCCTGTTGTTGGCTGGGTGCTAGAAAAAGTAATTTTATTGCCGATTTTGATCAAGTCAAGGCATCTTGGCTGTCAGACAAACCTGAACCAACTTGTTTAATGACTTGCGGCACTAGATCTAATATATCAAATTTTGAAAATCAATGGACTAGCGAGGTGGAATTATGAAACTAGCTACCTGGCATTGGCATATAGAAATTTCCAGTAAATGTACACTACGGTGCCCACGTTGTGCTAGATCTGAAGTTCCTGACTCATTGGTGAATACTGAGTTAAGTTTAGATTTTTTTAAAAACACATTTACCCCTAAATTCATAAAAGACAATTTAGAAAAAATTACATTCTGTGGGGATGATGGAGATCCAATCTACGCTCACGATTTAATACCTGTAATAGAATATATCAAAAGTGTTAAGCCGGTTAAATTTGTTATCATCACTAACGGTAGTTATAAAAAAGCTAGTTGGTGGAAACAGCTTGGCCAAATACTTGACGAAAATGATCACGTACATTGGAGTCTAGACGGATGGGATCAAGACAGTAACGAAAAGTACAGGGTTAATTGCAACTGGGCGAGTATCATTGAAGGTATAAGAGAGTTTCGAGCATCGAGCTCGGCTTATATGACCTGGGCTTGTATAGCATTTAAGTTTAATCAAGATCACATAGAGTCAATGAAGTTAATGGCACGTGATCTTGGCTTTGATCAGTTCCAGTTGACTCTTAGCACGAAATTTAATAAAGTATATCCTGTATATCCTGCAGGAGATACTTTACAACCACGTGGTGATTTGATTAGCGACAACTATAGATTTCAACGACAATTTGAATATATTAGTGGTCGTAGACCAAGCAACGTTGGTGTAAATACAAATCTTGGCCTTTATAATTCGGCTCAAACATATAACGATGTCAAACCGCTATGTAGCATAGGAAATAAAGGATTGTATTTAAACAGCCAAGGGCGATTATTTCCTTGCTGCTGGGTCGCCAATAGATATAATCACAACAATGAATGGGCTAAATTAAGCGAACGTTTTGATTTAAATATTCGTTCGATAGATTCAGTGTTATCTGACCCGTTTTGGTCTGGTGATTTTGAAAATTTTCACTGGACTGAATGCAACACTAAATGTAATATACAAGTAGTAGATGAACAGTATTCTACCGAATGGTAATACTACTATAATAAGAAAATCAAATGCCAAGTCCACAAAAAGCCAAGGGTTCAAGCTGGGAGCGAGATGTCGCAAAATATCTTAGCGACCTTTACGGGGAAACATTTATACGTGCCCCAGGATCTGGCGCTTATGTGGGCGGATCTAACGCAAAACGCAAGGAAGTGCTACACGAAGGGCAGATTAGAAGCTTTAAAGGTGATATTGTGCCCGGGCAGAGCTTCCCACGTTTAAATGCTGAATGCAAAAGTTATAGCGATCTAGCGTTTCATCAACTTTTCACCGGCAGCGTTAAACAATTAGATAGCTGGATCACACAGTGTTTGGATGCTGGTGACGCCGGTGATGCTAATATCATTTTTATGAAGTTCAATCGAAAAGGTAAATTTATATTATTACAAATTAAGCCATCTGACACCACGTCAACTAAAAACCACGAAAATATCTCTGACACCACGTCAAATCTTGTTTTAAAAAATCACTTTATATACAACACAGAAAGCCAGGGGACCTGGGTTTTAATGTCCCTGGAAAGTTTTTTTGATTTAAATGCCGCAGAGTTTAAACAACTCTGCGCTGCGTAATACAGTAGTAATGTCAAGGCCCTGTTGGTAGGAGTTGTCCTATCCCCATTGAGCCAGCCGAGGTAGAGCTCGTTGCCGGCGGATTCTTGGGTGCCAGTAAAGTAAGTGCCGCTCTAGAGCATAAATGATTCAGGCCCTGTGAAAAAGATACAACCTGAACTTCTTGACTTGCAGTATGGTTGTGAGTTAGGAGGTACCGTTGATAATGCAAAGGCGAGAGTAGTGGGGGTACCGGTCAACCGCCTCCCAGTGTGTATACACTAGCTCTTCCAACCATAGGCTGTGTCCGGACTCGTCGGAAGACCACGCCAATTTGCCCGTATCGGGCAAATTGTGGCTGAAGGATCTGTCGGAATACCTGAGATGATATAATAGACAAGATGATATATTCTAAATCACTCTGATGGAATTAAAAGAAGTTATCGAGCGATAGCGAAGATAACAGACTTGCGTAGCAAGTCTTAGAAGCATTAATAGATAGGTTGTCCAACTTTCTTACTAGCTTCTAGATTTTCGGATATAAGCTTACCTATGAGTTCACGATCCAGAGGGCTTAATTGATAAGCTTCGGTGTAGGTCACACTGCCTCTCATCCACCAACATATTCTCACTATTTCTTCCTTAAGGGCTTTTGCTTGGCGTTCTAGGCTATCAGTGAAGTCCTTGATATCCTCGGCCTGAGTTAACTGCAAAAGCCTTAACCGAAAAAAGTGCTATAATCAAACTCAATGGGGGTATCGTAATTGTGACCGCACTCCATACACTGAATTTTCTGATCAGGTGTCTTGCCCTGTTTGGCTAGTTCTCCCACTAGTTCCTGTACTTCCCTCACAGTGTTCATATCAGCGTTTCTATAGAAGTCCATTATCATTCTGGGATCATCAACTTCCGTTCCGTCGGGCGTGGTGATGGAATGTGTGCTGCCAGCCAGTACGCTGAGATTCAGATCCACTAATTTTTTTAGATGTTCTTCAGCAATTTTCTTTTTTTGATCATCGTTGAGTGTGTCATCTTGAAATGCCTGAGCCACTCTCGCTTCACTGAAGTTAGCTAGATTTAATTCGCTCAGACTCTGATAATTTTGTGGTTTAAACAGAAACGTCAAATCCCCAATCTGATAGCTCTGGTTGTAGTCTGGTGCCCGGACGCTGTTAATCACACCATAGAGGGGTATGTCATAATTACTTTCTGTCTTGCAGTTGGGGCAAATTGTGCTGACCTCCATATTTTCACCGTAGCTGGCGATTCTGATGCCCATCAGCACAGTGTCCACATCAACGTTGGGCATCTTCCAGGCATCCTTAATACAAGGGCAGCAACTTTCTATGACTTCTACTACAGCGGCACCAGTGAGCAAGGCGTCGGGCATCTTGAGGGTGATTTCGTTCTGCACAGTCATCGGAAAAATAGGAATTTGCCCATCGGGCGGTATTTCCAAGCTACCCTCAGGCCAATGTTCACCGCCGCTGGGCAATCTTAAATAGACCGCTGCCTGTCTAAAATGACTCTTGAGAGGATTGTCCATAACATTGTTTTTAACACCAACCGGGGTTCGAGAATTTGCCATATTTTGATCCAATAAATAAATGAGGAGTATTGTTGAATATCATTTCACTCACTTATATTTAACTGTTAAACTATGGATGAAAACGAAAAATGGCGTGAAGCCATAGAAAAAATGGCAGAGAAGCTGGGTGTTTCTGCGGACGAAGTGGACAAACTGTTCAAGAACCTCAAGGGTCTTAACACCACTATGGCCAAGAGTGCCAAGAAAGAAGACGTAGAAAAATGGTTTAAAAACTTCAAAGAGGGTCTGGAATCCGGGGAGATGGGGCTGGATGAGGCGTACAGTGCACTAGGCAGACAAGCCAAGGCCATCAAGGAAAACACTGGTCTCACTGACGCCCAGAAAAAATCCTACATACAGAATATTGTCACACAACAACGTGCCATACAGACACAACAGAGATTGAATGTCACCGGTGAGGCACTGGGTGCATCGTTATTGAGTCTGGGTAAACTCTATGTGGACCTCTATTTTATGCAGGCCGAGGCAGTGCTAGATCAGATAGCCACCATTCAGGGCGGTGCCAGCGGCATCAAAATTGCGGTCAGTGGTATGAATCGCCAGCTGAGGATAGCAGCTGAAGAAGCAGCAGGACTGGCTAACGTGTTTGGTGGTATGATGAAGACACTAGCCTTCCTGCCTGGACTAGGCACAGCACTAAGAATTGCAGCACTGGCTATAGGTGGCATAGCAGAATTTTTTGGAATGGTCCAGAAAAAAAATGCTGAACTTCAAGCCAAGGCCAATGAAGTTATGGCCGAGGGTGCACAGCAACTCTTGGACGGTTATAAAAATATTACCAAATCTGGTGCTAACTTTGCCAGCGGTATTGACGAACTAGCAACACAATCGCACCGTGCCGGTCTCACTGTCAAACAGATGAGCGAGGTAGTACAGCAAAATCAAACACTACTGGCCAAGTCAGGTCTGGGTATCACTGGCGGCATAAAGAAAATGGCAGATGTTGGTCAGGCAATGACCAAACAACAGCAGGAAAGCCTGCGCAGGTTGGGATTTAACACAGAAGAAATTTACGGCATATCTGCGCAGGTCATTGCTGATGCTGGGCGTCTGGGCAAGCAGCTGGATGCCAAGGAAGTGGCGTCACTCACACAAAAGTATGCTCGTGATTTAAAAATTATTGCCGACATCACTGGCGAAGATGCCAGAAAGAAAATGGATGAGCAGCGCAAGCAGATGGAAAATTTAGCTTTCCAGGACGAACTACTGCGCACTGCTAGAACGCTGGGATTAAATGCCAAGGAGACCACAGAGTTCACGGAAAATATGACAGCCAGCCTGTCCAAGAAAGGTCCCTTATTTTCCAGTGCAATGAATAGTTTCTTTGCCAATGGTGCCGTGGTGGGTGATGCTGCTGTGGCGCTGAGTCAGAAGAGTGCCGAGTATCAGCGTATGTTCTACGAAGCCGGTGATCTCTATAAGAAAGGCAACATAGCACAGGCTGATGCTCTCTACGAACAGATGGCCAAACAGGATCAGGCAATCACAGAACAACAGAGTGCAATGAGTCGTGCTGGTAATTTATTTGGTGAATTTTCCGGCGCCAACACACTATTGATGCAGGAAAGACAGTTCCAACTAGGGCTTGCGGGGATAGAAAGTAAACAAATAGAAGCGAACATAGACAAAGCAGAAAAAGGCGCCGGAAAACTTAATGCACAAATAGCTGCCATAGAAACTGCGGCACAGGGGTTAAGAGTTCAATTAGAAACGGGTATCGTGGCACAGATGCCCAAGTTTGTGGATAAATTAAATGAAGAATTAAAAAGACAAATATCGGCATTGCAGCATTATACTGGCGCTTTAGAAACTGGGGGTGGACTTACTCCTAGTACTTTCTTTAAATTCCTTCAAGATGGTTTTGATAGATTGTTTGGATATCTACGAGAAAAACTTGACAAATTATTCCCAAGTATGTCTATGCCTGGGGGCGGTGCTGTGGGCCCTGCTGCCAATGTCACCAATGTTGAGTCTGGGTCAGCTGTTAACGCCAATGCTGCATTAGCTTCAGCTATAATGAAACTCAGTGAGTCCATTGATAAAACCGCCTACGATCGCAAAATTAAAATGGACGACGAATTACTGGACAAGTTTGGTGACAAGTATAATGTGGGTTTCTTTGAAAAATGGTACGCCAGAGATACTGCTGTCAAGAGAATTAGACGGGGCGAGGGACTTCCTGAAAAAGCAGCTGGCGGTGTAGTCAATGAGCCTAGCATTGCTGGCGAGGCAGGACCAGAAGCCGTGGTACCATTACCTAATGGTGGAAAAATACCAGTTAAACTGGACCTCAGTGATATGACCAGTCTACTAGAAAAACAAACCAGACAAAATGACGAAATTCTAAGATATCTCCGCGACAGCGTGGATGTACAAGAGAGAATTTATAGTGTACAGAGCTAACGTTCGCTAAATATACTACAAAGAGACTGAGCGATGTCCTGGAAAAAATATTTTAGATCTTCCCCTGTTAATTCATCTGGTAGTGTGAGTCCTATATCAGGACCCACACAGAATGTATCCTATCGTAACTATCAGAGTCAGTTGCCCGAGGTTTATATTGGGCATCCTAATCGTGTGGAAAGATACAATCAGTACGAAAATATGGATATGGACCCAGAGATCAACGCTGCTCTGGACATTCTAGCTGAGTTTAGCACACAGAGTTCCAAGGACAATCGTACTCCATTCAAGATAGAATGGCTGGATAACCCCACAGATAACGAAATAAAAATTGTCAAGGATCAGCTACATAAGTGGGTTAAACTAAATGATCTGCAGGAACGTGCCTATAAAATATTCAGAAATACATTAAAGTACGGTGATCAAATCTTTATCCGTGACCCAGAAACATTTAAGTTGTTCTGGGTTGAGATGAGCAAGGTGGTCAAAGTCATTGTCAATGAGAGTGAAGGCAAAAAGCCCGAGCAGTACGTTATCAAAGACATCGCGCCAAATTTTGAAAACCTAACAGCCACCACTATCGCCGCCACAGACATCAGTGTCAATCACCCGCAAGTGGGTGGCAGTTCAGGCAGTTATATACAAACACAAGCGCCACACACTGGTGGCACTAGATTCAGCCGTGCAGCCAATGAGGCTGCTGTAAATGCCGAGCACATAATACACCTTAGCTTGACTGAGGGTCTTGATGCTACTTGGCCCTTTGGTGTAAGCGTGTTGGAAAATGTTTTCAAAGTATTCAAACAAAAAGAATTACTTGAAGATGCTATTATTATCTACCGTGTACAACGTGCACCAGAACGTCGTGTCTTTAAGATCGATGTGGGTAATATGCCCAGCCATATGGCTATGGCCTTTGTGGATCGTGTGAAAAACGAAGTACATCAGCGCCGTATTCCCACACAGACCGGTGGCGGTCAAAATATGATGGATGCTACATATAATCCATTAAGCACCAACGAAGACTTTTTCTTCCCACAGACTGCTGATGGCCGTGGGTCCAGCGTAGAAACACTGCCCGGCGGCAGTAACCTAGGTGAAATTACTGACTTACATTACTTTACCAATAAACTATTCCGCGGTCTACGTATTCCAGCTAGCTATTTGCCCACTGGCCTAGATGACGGAACTAGCCAACAAAATACATTCAGTGACGGTCGAGTGGGCACTGCCCTGATTCAGGAACTACGCTTCAACCAATACTGCCAGAGACTGCAAAGAAGTATCATCAAGAATCTTGATCAGGAGTTTAAAATATTCCTGCGCTGGCGCGGTATTAGTATAGACAGCGCATTGTTTAGTCTAGAGTTCAACGAGCCTCAGAACTTCGCCAGCTACAGACAAACTGAAGTAGACACCGCACGTATTAACACTTTTACTCAATTGGAAGCTTTCCCTTATCTAAGCAAACGCTTCTTGATGACCAGATTCCTGGGATTGACCGAAGAAGAGATTGCAGAAAACGAAAGAATGTTCAAAGAAGAACAAGGTGATATAGATAGTGCACCCGCTGAACCAGCTGGCTTGAGAAGTGTGGGTATCAGTCCCGGCGGTATTAGTGGTGACCTAGACAGTATCGATGCTGCACAAGCTGGGGCCGCAGCCGAGCCCGGCGTTGCTCCAGAAGCAGAAGCTGGTGCTGGGCCAGCTGGAGGTGCTGCTCCCCCGCCAGCAATATAAATACCATTATGTATATCACTGAATTGTACAACACTGAGCCTAGTTCATATCGTCAAGAAAAAGACGATAATACTAGCCATCGCATAGAAGATAACAGAAAACGTCAGAGTAAAATTACTTTGAAGAAGCTGCATAATCTTCGTATGATGAACGATGGACGTAAACTTGAGCACGAAGAAAAGCTCAAAAGTCTTTCCAGTCAATATAAACCACAGGCTTCAGCTGAAGCAGGTGGCCTTTCCATATAATTTTACAATAAATTTTTAATTTTTATTGTAAAATTAGCCAAAAAACAGCCTAATCTAGTACTTTTTTCCTTGGTTCAGTAAATACACTACTGTTATTGCTTTTTTACCAACAAGGAGACCTAGGTAATGAAAACCAAATACGAACAACTCATTGAGTTCATCATCAATGAGGATGAAGACAAAGCCCGTGCATTATTCCACGAGATCGTTGTAGAAAAGAGTAGAGAAATCTACGAAAGTCTAATTGACGAAGAAGACCTGGAAGAAGCAATGGGTGGTGATGACGTTGAAGAAATGGTAGACGAAATCACTGATGAAGAAGACGAGATGCACGAGGAAGAAGAAGTTGATGCTGACGAAGCAGGCGACGATGATTCCGAAGAGTCAGCAATGGATATGGATATGGATGCCGGCGATGACGACGCATCTGATGATGGTGACGCAGCCACCAAGTCAGACATTATGGACATCAAGGACGAGCTAGAAGCCATTGCTGATAAATTTGATCAGCTAATGGGTATGGACAGCGACGAGGAAGATATGTCCGCTGATATGGGCGACGATATGGCTGGTGACGATATGGGTATGGATATGGGCGACGAAGGATCTGAAGAGATGCCTGAAGAAAGCCTGTATATGGAAGGCAAAGGCGAGCGTCGTTTGACTGAAGCTGAATGGCTCCGTGAATATATGGAAAAAGTTGGTCACGACTGGGAAAGCACCACCGCGGGCAACGAAGGCCACGAAGTTGGCGCTGGTAAGTCCGCCAAGGTTAACACCAAGAGCACCGTTGCTGGCAAGAACGATATGGGCGGCAAGGCTCCCAAAATGGGCAGTCACACCGAACCAGGCGGCGACAGCACACCCAGTGCAGATCCTAAAGGTTTACTAACCAAGGGTGGTGATATGAAAACCAAGGGTGAGTTCACTAATAAAGTTGGCGGAATGAAAAAGTCTACCAATCAGATGAAACCACAACACGGTGAAAACAAGCCAGCAGCTGGTGACAGCATTTTAGGTAAGTAATTAATGAGCATATTAAGAGAACATCTTACATTCGACTCTGCCAAGATGGAAGTCCTGGCAGAGTCCAATGCTGACGGTAAAGAAAAGAGTCTCTATATGCAGGGTATTTTTATTCAGGGAGGCGTCAAAAATGCCAACCAGAGAGTTTACCCAGTGCTTGAAATCGGCAAAGCTGTTGACAATATTAACAACACTATTCGTGATGGTTATAGCGTTCTAGGCGAACTAGACCACCCCGAAGATTTAAAAATTAACCTGGATCGTGTTTGTCATATGATAACAAATATGTGGATGGACGGTCCCAATGGTTATGGTAAATTGAAAATATTACCAACTCCTATGGGTCAACTAGTGAAAACTATGCTTGAGTCTGGAGTAAAACTCGGTGTATCGAGCAGAGGTAGCGGTAACGTTAACGAAAGTTCGGGACACGTCAGTGACTTTGATATCGTCACTGTTGACATTGTAGCCCAGCCTAGTGCTCCCAATGCATATCCCAAGGCAGTCTATGAAGGCCTAATGAATATGCGTCACGGTCACAAGGTACTCGAGATAGCTAAAGATGCTGGGGCAAATCAAAAAGTACAGAAGTATTTGCGTGAGGAAGTAACACGCCTCATCAAAGACTTAAAAATTTAAGGAGAAGGATCCATATGTTTGATACACTCAAGCCATTGATCGACAGCGGGATCATTAACGAAGACACCAAGCAAGCCATCAGCGAAGCTTGGGAAGCCAAGTTAAATGAAGCTCGCGAGGAGATTCGTGCCGAGATGCGCCACGAGTTCGCCGGTCGATATGAACACGATAAAGGTGTAATGGTTGAAGCAATGGACCGTATGATCAGCGAAACTCTTAGCCAAGAGATTCGTGAGTTCGCAGAAGACAAAGAACGTCTAG